GCGCCTACCGGGAGCGTTTCGGGGTTAGCCAGGGGGTTCCCCCACCCCCCCCTCGGCGTTTCCGCAGGTCAAGCTAACTCGCCATTCGCCGGGGTGACCAGCCCACACGGTCGCTCTTGACCGAGTTGCACAGGAAGCACGCGCACCGGCAGTTCGCGGGCTCGTGCGACCCACCTCGACTCAATGGCAGGACGTGGTCGATGGTCGGCGCCCTCGGGTGTGGCACCTGCTGCGTGGGGTCCGTCATTTCGCCGCAGAGGTGGCAGCGGTAGCCGTCACGCTCAAAGATCTCCCGGCGGCGCACTCTGGACGACGCTGTCGCTCCGGCCTCACGAGCGCGCCTGCGTTCGCTACGAGCGCGCTGGGCGCATCGCTTCGAGCAGTACCGTGCGCGTGCTCCTGCCACGAACCATTCGCCACAACTCGCGCACAACCCAGACGTCCACGTCCTATGCGTCGCACGTACGACACCATCGCCCGTGTAGAGCACGGGCAGTCTGCGCTGGATGGACGACTGTCGGTTCGCTTCATGCGCTGCCCGATTCCTGACGGCGAACTGGCACTCGACCGAGCACAACGCCTGACCCTTGCGCTTGGCATCGAATGTCCGCCCACAAACCCCGCACGTCTCGGGGTAGCTGCGCATCCTGTGCTTCTCTCGCCACGCGCCGTGCTCTTCGCGGTAGCGCTTGTCTCGATCGAGTTGAAGCCTCGAGTGCCTGGCGCGCTTACAGTCGTCCGAGCAAGTGAGTCGCCGTCGTCCTCGTCTCGCTGGCCGCACAAAGTCAGACCCGCACTGCTCGCAGACTGCTGTCATCTATCTCTCCAGGAATTGCGAGCAGCCCCGCACCTGGAGATACGGGGCTGCTCTCACCTCGGGGATCAGCCGAGGCTGGTTCTATCTAGCCGCGCGGCTTGTGGCCTTGTGCGTGATGTCCTTCGCGGGAGGACTTACGGTTGTGGCAGTGCCAGCAGGCGGCCCGGCCATTGGCAAGGCTGAGTTCGTCGCCACCGAAAGCGACTGGGTGAACATGGTCCGCCGTGTCTGCTCCGCCCGTGCACCCGGGGAGCTGGATCATGCAGCAACCGTCGCGCTCTCGCACAGCTTTGGACCAAGCTTTGTGTGCCGCAGTGGTTGTGCGCCGAGCACCATTGCCCCAGCGGTGTGTGGCGTGTTGGGGACATGTGCCGGTTGTGGTGAGTGTGGTGCAGCCTGCGTGTCGGCAGACCTTAGGCGCGCGTGGCATCAGATCGGTTGGGTGTCGGTGGTCCAGGTGTCGCGTGTTCCGTGTTGCCATGCAACGCGGCCTGGTAGTCGTGGTTGGTTGTCGTTTCTGGTGGCGATCATTGGCGTCTCGTCTGCGTGATCGATGAGGCTGGGCCATGTGTAGGCGATGGTGTGGCTTTGGTGGCGTGCCCATGCGCTGATTGCTTCGTCGATGGGTTTGCCGTTGTGCAGGTTGTTGAGCATGTGTGGTACGAGGTCGGCGTGTATGGCGATTCCGACTGCGTGGAGTAGTCGTCGGCAGGTGAGCCAGTGTGCTGTGGTGTCAGCGGCTTTGGCGATGCGTTGTTGGTATTCGCGGGGTCGTTCTCGCCCGAGGTAGAGGCTGACCACTGGGCTGGGTGCCACTGCTAGCGCTGCGTCGAGCTGGTCGCGGAAGTTGTTGCACGGTATGGCGTCGTCTTCGAGGACCACGAGCCAGTCTGTGTTGTGGCGGGTGAGGTGTTGCCACACTTTGCGGTGGTTGGCTTCGCATCCGAGTGTGCCGTTGTCGATGCTCATGTATGCGGCGCCCACGGTTTCCATGAGCCGGTGTGCTTGTTCGGCGCGTTTGGTGTGGGCCACGATGCCGATGGTGTGGGTCATCGTGGCCTTATGCGTGTGGTTTTCACGGCGACAGTGGTGTGTGGTGTGAGTCGTGGTGTGATGCTGCCGTAGTCGTATTCGGGGTCGATGGCGATGGAGCATCTGACCCAGCCGCTGGATTGGATTTTCTCGACGGTGCCTTCGTGTTCGAGTCCGTTGAAGTCGACCCATACGTTGTCGCCGGGTTTCATGCTCCGCTCCATTGTCATTTGTGCCGCCACCATGACCAGGTGTTGCGTTCGTTGGTCTTGAAGACCGTCACCACCCACCTTTACCTAAAAGTTCAGTCGGTGAGCGTCCACTTGCGTGCCTGCTGCTTCATCTGCCGGCGGGCCTGGAGTTTCTGCTGGTCGTTCCACCACGTGTTCATGGAGCCCTCATGGCGGCGGTAGACGAACGTCGGCTTCGGGGCGGGCACGATGCGCGCGCCGAGGTGGGCTAGGCCGATCCAGAACACGCTGTCAACCCAGGGGTTCTTGGTCTGCCAGGGCCGCTGACGCCAGAAGCTCATCCGGAACGGGCCGCAGGACAAGACGCAGTGCCTGGCCTGAAGTACCGCCTCGGTGGAGGCGTGTGGGTAGAGCTCGGGCTCGCCGTTGCGGATGGCACCGGGTGCGATGACGTCGGCGTCGTCCTGAAGTGCCGCGTAGGTCTCGATGGCGTCGGGGACGAGGGTGTCGTCGGCGTCGAGGCTCATGGCCCATTCGGTGTGAACATCCCAGAAGGGTGCGTTGCGCACTCCCCCGACCGAGTCGTACTCGACCTGCTTGACCGTGGCCGGGATGTCCGCGGCCTCCAGAATTCGGACGGCGTGAACCGCGGTGCAGGGATCGTCCAGGCCAGCGTCCACGATGACGACAGCGGTGGGCTTGACGGTCTGGGCGGCCAGACTTGCTGCCCAGTCGGGGAGGAACTTGCCGTAGTCGCCCCAGACTCCGGTGCCGATGGTGATGTCCATGGGGTCAGCCCTTGTCCAGCACCCACAGTGGGCGGTCGTAGTCCTCGCCGAAGCCCTTTGTGTACGTCAGGATTTTGGCACCTGTGGCCTCGACCGCTTCGTGGATGTCCGCGGCGGAGCCGTGCATACGGGCCTTGGGTAGGACCTCGTTAGGGTTGCTGGTCTCGATGAAGACGATGTCCGCCGAGTCCACGACTGCCTTTAGCATCTCCCGCCAGCGCGGTACATGGTGCAGGACGCTGAGTAGGAGGGCGACGTCGAAGTGGCCCAGCTTGCGAATTTCGCCCGCGGTCATGCGCTTGTTGATGGCGGTGACGCCCGGGGCGTCGGTGAGGCCCGCGTAGTCGTCCACCGCAGTGGTGTGCGCACCGAAGTCCTCGTGGAGGCGCGCACCGAAGTATCCGAGGTAAGCGCCGACGTCGAGGACGGTGAATCCTTCGCGCCCGGTCAGATAGCTGGCTATTGCCTCATAGCGGGAATTGCAGTCACGCTTGGACCGGCCTGATTCTTTTCCATCGACCCACTTCGGCTGGTAAAGCAAGTTTCTTAATCCAATCCCCACAGCGTCTTAATGGAGCTGCGGTGGTCGCTGCCTAGCCACATTTCGTAGCGGCGCGGAAGGGCGGTGTGAATGTCGGGCACGGGCACCCCTGAAGCGGGGCCGTGTAGGTCGTAGGACGGGGCGTCCATCTCGATGGCCGTCTCCCAGTCGATGAGCAGTGGCCCATCGGGGCCGCGGACGACGTTGCCCGGGTGGATGTCGCGGTGGTGGATGTGATCTGCCTGGAGACGTTCCAGCAGTTCGATTAATCCGGCGACGGGGCGGTAGTCGGGCAGCTGCTCGCATGGGGCATGGAAGCTGGTGACCAGGATCCCGGCATCGACGTCGAAGTCGATAAGCTCTGGGTGTCCGTAGTCGAGGCGGCGATACCAGTAAATCTCCCGCGCGGCGGCGGCTGGATGCCGATAGCGTTTAGTGACAATGCCCTTCTCGGGCTCGATCGTCAGGATGGCTCGGCTCTTGCTGAGCTCACAGTTGGACGTAGTCACTCGTCCATGCCTCTCTCCGTCCCCACGCGCGCTCAGTTCGTCACTCGTACCATTCGCCGCAGTCTGGGCAGTCCGCGTCGCCGCAGTAGCAGATGTTGCGGTCTGTGGTTCGTCCGGTTTTGCGTTCGCGGTGCCGGTTTCGGTGCGGCTGGGCGGCGTTGGATCTGCGCAGCTCCTGGCGGGCGCGGGCTGCCTCATCCATTGGTGCAGTCCATCGTCCAGCCGTTCTTGCGTGTGGTCACGCGGATTGTGGTGTCCTCGTGTTTCGCCCCGGCCATCGCGAGGGTGGCCGTCTTCGCTAGCGCGGTCATGATCGGCAGCATCCAAGGCTCGTTGGGTCCAGCTTTCTGGACCGCTTGAACATCAGGTGGCGTGGTGGTCCACTGGCCGGGATCGGCGTGCATGAGCACTTTCCCGTCAACTTCGATGTGGATCACTGTTCGGTCGCTTTCCGCAAGGCTTGTTTGGGAACGATGACGTCGTTGCTTGTTTTGTCGATGGTGATCGACAGCACGGGCGGGGCTGTGGGTGTGGTTCGGATGTTGATGACGCGGTGCCCGGTCGGTGCGTCGGCCGCTTTCTGGCGCAGCTGTTCTGCTTCTTCGCGTGTGAGGATCACATAGTTTTGTGTGATCGCCGCGGCGAGTGCTTCCGCGACCAGTTTCGGGGTGTCGAGGTGCGGTAGGCCTGCTTCTTCAGCGAACTGGCCGGCGAGTTCCGGGGGGACACTGATAGGTCGTAGTCCCGGCAGGAGGATCGGGAAGGGTTTGGTGTTTTCGTCGCCGGGGTGAACCAGGTTGTTCAGCGTGCGGTTAAGGAAGTCCGTGAGGTCTGTGAGGCTGCTCATTTGGGATATTCGCCTGCGAGGCCGCCGCTGATTCTGTCGGCACACCCTTCGCCACCGATCGTTCCTGCACCGTCCTGCAAGTTGATTCGCCACGAGTCAGGATCGATATCGTTGGGGACTCGGCATGCTTTGCCGCAGGGTGCGAAACGGACACGATCGCAGGTGTCGCAAATGCGGAGGTGTTTGAGCGGCATCAGACGTCCGCCTCATACGTGGCTTCCATGTACTGCGCGTCCTGCGAATCAGGCAGCGAGTACGGAACCACGTTATTGACGACAGTGGACGGGCCTTTGACGCCACGTGCGTCGAGTTCCTGCGCGATGATCGCGCGGATGCCATCCATGAAGATCTCGGCGACGGCTTCGCCAGCTGCGGTGAAATCGATCGGGTCGCTGTCCGGCATGAGGTACTACTTCTCCTGGCTGGTGGAGCGGGGTAAACGGTCAACCAACTGGTCGAGTATGCGTTCAGCGGCGGCGATGATGTCCGGGTTGCCTGCCTGCCGTGCAAGTTTCAGATTGAGGTGCGCGCCTTGGATGCGTTCGGTCAGTGTGCGCGGCGCAGGGAAGGTGCTCATGGGTGGCCTCCCCGGAATGAATAAAAGCCCGAACCTGTGGAGGTCTTCGGGCTTTGGGCACACTTCACTTGCCGAACCCATAATGGCATATGAATCTGCATGTCGCAAGCAAGCTAGGGGATGTGGGGGGTTGGGTGTGTCTCTCATTCGAGGACTCCTGCGGGTAGTTCGTAGCCCAGAACGTTGGCGAGGTGCTGGAATAGTTGCGGTCCCCATTCGTGGTGGCAGTTTTGGCAGACGCATCCTGATGGGCCGATTTGGAGTGCGGGTTGTCGGACGGTTTCGCCGGCTGAGTTCTTCCGGTACACGATGGCGGTGTCGCAGGCTGGGCACGGGTTTGGGAGTGACCATTTCGGCGGCGGGTTGAGCATCGTTTTGATGGATTCGCACCAGGCTTCGATCCTTCCGGAGATTTGTTCGATGCCGTGGGCGTCTTGGGGCCGCCATGGGCGTCGTTCCAATAGTTGGAGGCGTAGCACCGTTAGTGGTGTGTGTTCGCGGGTGAGGTCGCGTTGTGGAACGGGGTATGGGGGTCCGAACACCCAGTAGCTTGAGGGTTCCCATGCTGCGACGGTGGCGTCGATTTCGGTTTTGAGTTCGACGGCATCGATGCAGAGGGGTGGTGAGGATTGCGGAATGCGGGAGGCGTTGCCTTGGGAGCCGGGGATTTCTTCGGTGAGTTGGTCGTAGAGGGAGTCGCGCCATCTGGTGGCGCCTTCGGTGTATTCGGGTTTTGGGTCGATGAGCGCGGAGATGGCGTTTCCGAGTCTGGTTTTGGCGGCAGGGAGGTTGCCATCCTCTGCTGGTTGGGTCATAGGGTTTCCTGAAGTTCGTCGGGTGTCCACATGTTCAAGCAGTTGAGGCATTTCACCAATCCGTCGTATTCGAGTGCGAGCAGGATCATTTCGCAGGAGGGGCATCGTTCGCCGGGGATGAGCCTGGGGATTCGGGAGATCTGTTCTTCGATCTCGTCCATGCGTTTTTCGCGGTCTTCAACAGTCGGAGCGTCGCTTGTGATGGCGTCCGGGGCCTGGAATTTATTGGCGTCGGGACTGATTGGTCGTCGGGATATTGACTTGGGTCGAAGCTCTCCCTTGTTGTGGACTACGTGCGCGACGTTGTATCGCGGCATCTCCGATTGAATCGCTGCTACCTCTGCGGTTTCGAGCTCAGCGCGGGTGGCGAAGTGTTGCATCGTGGAGCGGGCGACTGATTTGAACCATGCTTTGTCGGCGTGGTGTTGGTTGAATCGGCTTCTCGGGTTGTTTGTGATTCCGATGTAGAGAAGATCGTCTTCCGCGTTGTAGAAGCGGTAAAGAATATGAGGTTTGTCGCTCATGGGCACCTCCAAGATTCGGATTTTACCTTGGTGTTCAGCGTTTGTTGGGGTTCATGTGTTTGGGTTTTGTGGGTGTTTCCGCATGGGCGTCGGATGTCGATCGGCTTGGTCACTTCTCAGGCCTCCTAGCTTCGTTGGGTTCAGACTGCACAACCGACCCGACATCGCTGGGCAATTCGGTGTTGACCTCTACCCACCACAGTCCAGGCTGCCCAGGTACAGCCTCGCGGCGGACGAGAATGCCGCCGCTATGCGACTGGAACTCAAGCGCATCCTCTAGGCTGTCGTGCTCCTGGATCCACTCGCCCCCGTCTGGACGCGGTTGCTTCAGTGCGTAGACGCTCATTTGTGGTGTCCTTTGCAGTCGGTGGAATGCTCTGTGCGGGGCTGGAAACACACCGGACAAACAGGGCTCTCGTGGATGAATCGAGCCTGGGAAGCGAGGATCACGGACAGGGTCACGGTTGGTCCTTTGTGTTGAGTAGTTGTGCGATGGCGATAAGGGCGTGGACCTGAGCCGCTTGGTAATCCCCCGCGGCGGCTTCCTCTTTGGCCCGGTCAATGTGATCGGCAGGGGACACGATCTTGCGGCCGCTCAAAAGGGAGGAGCCCAGGCGTCGATCAGGACATCAAACGCAGCATCAGCCATCCGACGCCACTGCACCTTGTGTGATTCGGTCAGGGTGTCCCAAGGGAACAACTTGCCGGCGGAGGTTTGTTCGTAGATCGCTTGCGCGGCCCACTCAATCAGCGCCGCACGCTCAGGAGTGCTCACTTGTCCTCGCCCTCGGTAGGCGCGTCAGCAAGCGCGGCGCGCACTTGACGGACCCGCAGGTTTCGCAGCCGCGAGGACATCACAAACAGATGCACGTAAGCGTGGACGAATGCCGCAAGCGCGAGATGGTCAGCGCTTGTGATGGTGTCCGGCGCGTACCGCAACCGCCACTCAAGGCTGGTGGGATCAGTTGGATCGGGCCATGTCATCGTTGATCCGTCTTCACCCGCGACTTTCAGCCACCAGCGTTTGCCGCTCATTGTTCCCCCTCGGTATCCAGTGCAGCGAGGATCTTGTACGGATACAGCGGTCCGTGCGACGGGTCTTCGCACAGTTCGCGGATTCGTGTTTCCTGCGCCCGAAGACGAGACACCTCAGCGGCAAGGTCTTCGACGTGGTCGCGCACAAACTGTCCATCGTTCTCGTCGTTATCGAGAAAATGCCCGTGCCATGCGATCGGGATGTTGCGGCGGATGAAGATGTCGAATGCCTCGATTCCTTCTGTGACGCCTTCCAGTGCGGGCTTGGCCCGCTCAACCGCATCGCTCATGCTTCCTCCCCTGCGGCCCGGACGACCATTGAATACGTCCATCCGCAACCAGGTGGACTGTCCTGTGGGCGCTCGCCGTGCCGGGAGGCAGCGTTACCGCAGCGAATGCACTGAACGGCACGGTCTTCCGCAGCACCCATTAACGCTTCGAATGCCACAAACCTCGGATTGCCAGTCACGCTCCCTCCCCTGCGGCCACGACCGCAGCAGCGGCCAAGATCCCAGCGGCCAATCCGGGCGCATCGAGGACGCTCACCGGCATCGGGATCGCCACGTCCCGGATGCGCCCCGGCAGCACCGTCCCCGGATTCCGAAAGGACTCAGACGGCGGCTCGATGCGGAGTTCGCCCATGGTCTTCTGCCCGTGGATGGGGACATCGACGTGCTGATCGCCCCATTCGTCCGTGATGACCGGGGGTAGTTGGATTACCGCCACACCCGGAAGAGACGCGATGTTATCTGGGGTCATCGTCAGCTGTATCCGCTTGTGCCTTGTTGGGCGAGGTGTCGTAATCGAAAACAACCAACATGTCGGTGTTTCCACTTAGGACGGGGCAATCCTCAGGTGGGTGTACCACCAGGCAGGCAGGACACGAGTGATCCTCAGTGAACGGTCCGTAGTGTTTGGTTGGGATCAAAGCGAAGGTCGACGCCTCATCCTGCGGCCTGGTACGAATCCACCCGCCGTAGTCATAGTGCCACCGGGCGTTGAACCTATCGCGCCAAGCACGATCGCGGTGTTCAGGGCTCAAGTGCTGGACGTCTGATCCATGCTCTGTGGTCGGCATAGTCGTCATCTCCCTACGAGTGTCGGTAATCGGAAACATGTGTGCGCTGTCAGATCGGCTGCCTACCTGGAGAAACGGCGACGATCATCGAATCAACCCCTGATAACTGGCGAGTCCTCCGAGGGCTTTATCAACCTCCTCAGCCCTGTGCATGTCCAATGCGTCGTCCGCGCGTCCGATGTCCTTGCCGCATACGCACCGATGGACGTGGACATCAGAGATGTCGTACCGGTGAGATCCGATGGCCTCGGCGATCACGTTCTGGGCTTCGCTGGTCACGCTTCCTCCTCGAATGATTCGCAACCACACGCTTCACACGTTCCGATGTCCGAGTGATGCGATGACGGGTGTCGGCATGTGGCGCAAGGTGTGACGGCGTAAGCGGCGATTGCTTCGGCGCGAGTTACCGGGTCGCTCATGCTTCCTCCCCTGCAGCCACAACCGCAGCAGCAGCGAGAAGAGCGGCAGCGAATTCGCGCGCCTCACTGACGGAGTATTCGATATCGATGTCTTCATCCTTGATCCAGGGCGGGCAGCATTCACAGTCGGCCCCGCGCCCGAAGCTGATGTGGCGAGCACGTATCTCCGCTTCGTCGGGTAGTTGGATTACCGCCACACCCGGAAGAGACGCGAGTGCGTCGAGGGTCACATCGAGCGCGGCTTCTGCGAGGGCTCTGTAGCCGAGAAATCCACCTCCCGATTGGTGCTCAGCCTCCTGCAAAGCAGCAGCAGCCCTGCTGAGGATGCTGGCCCGCCGGGCTTCTGTGAGTACAGCACGCAACTCGGGGTTGTTCATTCGTCGCCTTTCGGTTCTCGGTTTCTGTCTGTGAGCCGCCCGAAGTGGATGACCCGACCGGGCAGCGGCTTCCCCGGACGAATCGTGTTGCTGCAGGGTTTGCCTTTGGGGGCTTTGCAGATGTCACACGACCGCGCAGCCTGGGCGGCCTGGACACGAGGATCATCCGCACACGACACAAACATCGTCATCGGGACTCCTGCCAGCCGAGGAAATACTCGATATGCGCAGTGATGTCCGTGGCCCACCGCATCGCCTCATCCCACGACTCGAAAGCACCCGACCACTGGCCCTCCGGGTTGAACACATTCCAGACGCGGTACGTGTAGAGGCTGCCGTCACGCTTCCGGGCCATACGGACGACCCACTTGCCGGTCATGCGTCGTCTCCTGGTGTTGATTGCGGGGGCTGTGCGCCACGTGGAGCGACTTTCAGGGCCTCCGTGGTGTCACCGGACCCAGACGCGGCAGAACGGCTGTCAGCGGTCCTGTGAGCATGAGCCGGAAACGCCTCCAACACCTTCACCACACGACCCTTCTCATCCCGCACCACACACGGCTCACCGATCCCTGCCCGGCAGTCACGGCACCGCACCCGCAACGCCTCCACATGAGCCGTAGTCCCACGCCAATCCCTCACAGGAGTGCCCGATTCCCTTGCCGGCCGAGCGGAGCGAAGGGCCGAAATCCTCACCATTTGAGGGAAGTTCGTTCTACCCCCCTGCGCGCGATACCCAACGTAAGGTTCATTACCAAGGTGAGTAGTTCTTACGTAAGTGCGTGCGTGCGTTTCGTGGCATTGCTCAAGCACATGCTCAAGCATCATGCTCGTTGCATATGCGCCAGCATCACGCTCAGATAGCGGTCGCATCGCCTTCCTTCCCATTACGCCTGTCCCACCTCGCGGCGGCAGCCTTCTTCGCTTTTTCACTCCTGGCCAGCGCTTCTGCATCCGCCAACTGGTACTCATCCCAACCGTTGATCTGCCAGCCGCCAGGAGCCGGCGACCACAGTCCCTCCGATACCAGACGGTTCACGTCGCTCTGCTGGATGTGCAGAAGGCGCACAGCGGTCTTCGGCACATACCCCGCGAGGGCGTGACGGCCCGTGTAGGTCATCGCTTCTAGGTGCGCGACGATGGCCCGCCACTGCTTGTCTTCCTTCAAATTGAGCACTTTTGGGTGCTCAAACATCGTTGTTTGGAGCCTGATCCACGGAAGATTCGCCACTACCTGACTCCTTCTTCATTGCGGACCAGTTCAGCGGCAGCCGTGTGCAGCTCCCGAACTGCCTTCCAGGCGCACCCGCAGAAGTACCGCCACTTGACCTTTCGTCCGACGCGGGACGCCATAGCGATGCCAATCAACCGTTCGATGTGGTCACGTTCCAGCCCGGCAGCGATCAAGCTTTGGACCGTGCTGACCCAGTTCGCATCACGCTCAGGGAATCTCCACGTGTGTACATGTGGATAGTCCAGGGGCTCCATGTACACATCTATTGAGCAGTTCCGGGCGATCAGTTGCTCATCTTCGTCGTAGATGTCAATGAGGCCGTCTGATGCAAGGAACCAGGCGCGGCTGAACCACTTCTTAACCTCGGCGGCTTCAGCCTCACGTTGTCGAGCGACTTCCTTGATGGCTGCCGCGAATCGTTCAGCGTCTTTGGAGACTTCAGCGACCAGAGATGAATCGGGGTTCGATGAACTCTTGCCTGAGTTGCATGGCTGGCAGGCTGTTACAAGGTTGGTCGGGTCGTCGGATCCTCCGAGCGAGGAGGGGACGATATGGTCGACCGTCAACTCCGCATTGGGGGCCTTCGCCCCGCAGTAGTGGCATGCATGGCCGTCACGGTGCAGGATTTCAAACCGCAAACGCGGTGAGACTGCCATCAGTCGCTCTCCTCTTCGTCTTCTGTGCCTTCGAACCTTGGGCATCGGGGGTTGCCTGCGCATGTGCAGTCGTATCCGCCAACCCACAACTGCCGGACAGACTCCACAACACCCATCGGGGCGCACGTCCTCGTTGGCGAGCTCCAGGAGAACGTCGGCGTGGCATGGCTGGTCGAGCGGGCACCAGCACGCGAGGTCGTGCCCGCGAAGCCGGTCGCGGATCTCGTCGAGCGTTGGCGCGCCCCGTGGTTTCCAGTCGATCGGCCAGCCCCCGCCGCTGAACGACCTCGCGTGCTGGTGCGTGCGCGATCGTCTCGGCGTAGCAGTGATCGCACCCCGCGGACACCTTCGTGCATCCGGTCAGCGGATTCCACGTGGCCTCAGTCCATTCGATGCCGGTGGTATCAGCCATGGTCTGCTCCTTGGTAGTCAGTTCCGTGATCGGGTGCGCCGCAGGAGGTGTGGCGGCTCATCGTTTTCTCCTGGGCTGGTTGCGGTTTCGGTGGTGCGGGCGGTCGTGGATGACCCCACGCGCTGCGATGGGTGCGGCGGCGAGCGCGGAACCACAACATCGCGTCGGCGGTCACGACGCGTCCTCGAGGTCGAACAGGCTGGGCATGTCGCGCTGGCGCTCTTCGGCTTGCAGATACTTGACAGCATCGAAGTAGTAGCCGGGATTCAACTCGACACCACGGCCGCGGCGACCAAGTTTCAGTGCCCGCAACGGCACGGTGCCCAGCCCGCCGAACGGGTCGAACACCAACTCGCCAGGATTCGAGAAGCGAGTGATCAGCCGGTCAACGATGTCGAACTGCAAGGGGCAGTTCTTTACCACCAGGCCCTCGGCATGAAACGACTCATCCTCCGCCACACGCAGATTCCAGGTTTCAACCTCGCCGACAGGCTCGGCGCTGCGCACCTTCATCCACGCGCCGTCATCGAGGATCGGAGCTCGTTTACGGCGCTGATCGTCATCAACGTCGAACGACAGAACCCAGTCCTGACGCATGTGCACTGCGCGGCCCTGGATCACACCATCGCGTTCCAGCCGGCCGGGGTACACGCTGGCAACCGCGCCGTAGACGCGTTGCGCGAGGTAGGCGATGCCGAGCATCAGTTCTTTGGACACGCTGCTCGCCGTCCATCGCCGCCTGCCTGGTAGGTAATGCCCGTCGCCAGACAAGTACCCATCGAGCAGCGCGCGCGCCTGATCCACTGGGAGTGTGTATGCGACGGCTGGCAGGTGCTTGCCCGCAGCTCCCGCCCCGCAGTCCTTGAGAATCGCCCGCAGTTCGTGGCCAGGGTCGCGCAGCTGGTATTGCAGGGCCGTGAGCTCGCGTGCGGGGTTGCCGCCGAATCTGCCGATCCTGGCGTTGAACTCGTCGGCTTTGTCGCGACCGACCGATATGACCGCACAGCCGCGGCCGTCGATGTGACCATCTGCAAGCCATCGTCCGACGGTCCACCACAAGGTCAGATCACCGGCGGCGGATTCTTCCGGAGCAAGCTTGCGATTCACGTATGAGCCGACCGTTTCGGCCGCTTCTACCCATCTAGGTTGTTGACGTTTCGCGGTCCTGAATGACCGACTGGCATAACCGCGGGTGTCTCGGGTCCACACCTTGTGGTCCGGTGTCATCACCGCGCCGGGAACGCCTTGCGCGCGCAGGTTCACCACGGGCCGAACCCCGGTGTTCTGCTTGACGAGAACTGGTCGCCATCGGCCCCTGTGGGTGAGGACCAGTTCGCCAACGTTGACCTCTTGGATCGGCTTGTATCCCCCCTTGGTCAGCACCAGCGATCCACGCGCGAGGCACACGTGCATTTGGACGTTGCGGCGTTTCTGCTCCCCGTTCAAGGTGATCATCCGGTTCACGTCGTGCCACACGTGAGGTGACCACGATCCCGGGGCGATGGCCATGAACGTGGCAGGCAGGGCGCCGCGACCTTCGAGTTGCTCACCGATGCGGACGTGTGACTGGTAGTCGTAGACATCCTGCAGGCTGTACTTGGTGAACAATGAGGCCAACTGGTCTGGTGGCAGCGCGGCGAGCTCGTCGGCTGTCAGTGTCCTGTTTCCGCTCGAGCGCCAGAATGCGTGCGCGTCCACCTGCCAACGGGCACGGGTGTAGTCGTCCTTGGATTTGGTGACGGGTGTGTCGGCGTATCCCTTCGACCTGTCTGTTTGCGGTTTGTGGAACAGCAGAATGTATTCCGGGGAGCCGACGCCCATCTTGGTGGCGTCTTTGCACTGCTCGGACCAGCCCAGCCGGTACGTCTGGTTGTTTTCCCGGACCACATCGGTGACGACGGTGATCATGCCGAGGTAGTCGAAGCCGTGTTTGCGTCCGTGGAAGATCGCCTCGGCGTGGAACGGGGACACCGTGGGCACGCCGGCGCCGGTGACGTTTCCGAACAAGATGCGGTCCTTGACGTGGCAGGCGTAGATACGGCCCGGCGAGAGGATGCGCAGCAGCTGCGGTGTGAGGTAGTCCATCTGCTGCCAGAAGTGCTCGTTGTCGTCGGTGTGGCCGAAGTCGTTGTAGCTCGGCGTGTACTCGTAGTGGTTGGAGAACGGAATGCTGGTGACAATCAGATCCACCGAATCGTCTGCCATGCTCTTGGTTTCGTGAACGCAGTCGTTGTTGGCGAACACCCATCCCTCACCGGATGCTTCGATGCGCTCACATCCGATGGAGCGTTGCAGCGCCTCGGAGATCGCTTCGGGGTCAAGTCCGTACTCATGAATGATGTCGGTCATCGTTGATGTCAACTCTCGGTGTTGTGCCCATTTCTCGCGGATGACCCGCACCACTTCCCGCTCGGTTTCGGAGTGGATCAAATGGGCTTTGCAGGGATGGGTTTGGCCGAACCGCTGAATCCGGTGCAAGCTCTGGATTAGATCGTTGAACTTGTGCGTGATGCCGATGTACACACAGGTGTGGGCCTGCTGCAGGTTCATGCCTTGCCCGAGCATCACTGGTTTGCCGATCAGCGCGTAGGTGTCGCGGTTCTTCCAGTCGGCCAGGCGGCGCTCCACCTCGTCCGGGTCGAGCGACCCGTACACCGATGAAAAGCTCAACCCAGCATCCTCGAGGGCCTTCTCGATGGCGCGCTGCTCGTCGTTGAGGTCGCACCAGATCACAATCTGGCCCTCACCGTGCGCGGCGTGGTCGGTGACGATCTCGGTCAGCTTGGACAGCCGAGCATCCAACGACCGGCGCTTCTCGGCCGCAGCCTGCGGTAACCCGAGGTTCACCCCGCGCACCAACTGGCCCTGCCCGTCACGCTCGAAATCGAACTCATCAGCCGGCGGATCAACCTCATGCCACAACACCTCCAGCGGCGGCAGGTCATAGCCGGTGGCGTCGTGACCGAGGTCTGCCGGGGATTGCACGAACGCCGCCCAGGTGTTGAGCCACAAGAAGAACTCACGCTCCTTGTGTGGGTACAGGGTGAGGTTGTTCGCCTTGGTCGAGTCCCGCTGGAACCAACGCGTGAGCGCCGCACCGGTGTCCATCACCCCGAGATAACCCGCGTAGTGGATCAGCTCCTTGTACCGGTTCGGCGATGGCGTGGCCGTCGCGACGTACCGGTAGGGCACCGCGTCGAACAGCTCCAGGAACGACTGGTACGTCTTAGACCCGAACGAGCGCAGCACGCTCGCTTCGTCGAGTGAAACGGCCGTGAACAGTGTCGGGTCCAACTTTCCGTCGCGGACACTCTCATAGTTGGTGAGATAGATTCCGTCGCCGCCGACTTCTTCTGTGCGGCGAACGAACCGGGTTTCAATGCCCAGCATGTTGGCGTCGTGGGCGAACTCGATCCGCACCCCCAGCGGCATCACGATCAGACCTTTACCGCCGCCGTGCTTCGCCAGGGACAGGCGGACAATCTCCAACTGCATCACCGTCTTGCCCAATCCGAACGCCGCGAAGATCGCCCGCCGCCCCCCGGCGACCGCCCAACGCACCAGGTCACGCTGGTGCGGCAGCAGCATCGGGTGAACATCATCGGGGCCGACTTGATGTCCATAGGCGTTGTCGAACCGGGCCTTCGCCGCCACGAACTCGGTGTATGAGATGGATTCAGATTCAGATCCAAACGCGAGCTGATCGACGGTCATGCTGCGATCTCCGCCGGGTCGCTATAGGCGCTGAAATCGCCGTAGTCGGTTTCGATGTAGCCGCACTTGGTGCAACGTGCCCGGTGAAACGTGACCTCGGCGCTCATCGGGTAGCGGGGCGCGCCCAGGTCGGGTGCTTCGCCGAGGGGTTCCAGCCCATCCTCTGTTGCGTTCATAGCAGGGTCATCTCCGTCTGGTCGTCGAACTTGCGGCATCGCGTCACGGGTTCCCGTGAACCCAATGGGCACGTCAGGCAAGATGGTCGTTCTCCTCTTCTGCGCCTTCGAATCCGGGGCACAAACAGATCGTGTAGGTGTTCATGTCGTCCCGGTTGACACCCATGCGGACCCGGCATTGGGGGGCATGAGAAGACCTGGGATGGTCACACAACAGGCACGTCATGCGGACACCCCGAGTGATTCAGCGACCACCCCGACGAGATCCCGCGCAGCTGGTGGGGTCACCGCATTCCCTGCCTGGCGCACCTGCTCGCGCCGGTTCCCGAGAATGGTGTAGCCGACTGGGAAGTCCATGGCGCGCGCGATCTCTCGCGGCTCCAGCATGCGAAACAGGACATCCTCGACGTCGATCGTCGGGCGGCCGTGCAGCAGTGCGGGTGTCGGCCCGTTGGCCATCATCGTGCGCGCGGGCTCGGTGACCGGTGTGGACATCTGCCCCTGATCGCCACGCGCGGTGTGGTGGCGCATCAGCAGCGCGTGCCGCTCCACCGTCGTGCACGTCGGCAGCGCCTCACCGGTGGGCACCACTCCCCCGTTGCCGTAGTAGGTCGTCACCAGGCCGTGGTGCATGCCCGACGCGGTGACCGTGGCCAGCGGCTGATCCACCGGGCGGTGCTTGGACCCACCGCCGCGCAACTCCGCGATGAATGCCAGCCCGGTTTCGTTGCGAGTCGTCATCGTGCGCGCGGGCTGGTCGACCGGAACGGCCTGCTTTCCGTCGCGGCCTTCGACCGGCACCGCCAGGCCGAAGTGATTCCCCGACGCCGCCACGGTCTGCAACGGCACATCGACGCCGCGGACTCGGTACTCGTGGCGGTGCTCGGTGATGAACGGCGCCCAGTACCGCTCGATGCCGGCCCGGATCCGCGCCATCGTCTTCTCGGCCAGGGGTTTGTCCCGGTCGCCGATCCGCTGCCCCAGCAGTGACCAGTCGATGATCTCGGCGGCCGGACGGAACAGCGGCTCCAAGACCTGGTTGCGGCACGTGGTCGACGGGCACCGGTACACGTACTGGGCGCGGTAGCGGCCCCACGGGGCCCGCTCCGGCCGCTTCCACGACTGCATCACGCGGACCTGCCCGCACGTCGGGCACACCGCCTCGGGCCGCGTCAGGCGGTCAACGTCGGGACGCTGGTTGCCCTTGCGCCAGAACACCACGTACATGCGGTCCCGTGACTGCGGCGCACCCGGGCCGAACGCCTGCGCGTGCATCGAGTTCAGGAACACGATGTGGTGCTCGTAGCCCAGCGAGTCCATGGCCATCAGCCACGCCTGGAACGGCTGCCAGTGCCACGCGTCTACGACGTTCTCGACGATGACGGCCTGGTAGCGGTGCGCCTCGGCGAACCGGGGCACGTCCCACATCGTGGCGCGGGACCGCTCGGCCGCCGCGTCGGGCAGTACCTCGCCGAACAGGTCGGGCTGCGAGTCGACGCGCTTGCGGCCCTTGGCCACCGAGTGATTCGTGCACTCCGGGCTCGCCCAGAGGATGTCGGTGCGCGGGAACCGGCGCGGGTCGATCTGCGACAGATCGGCGCACACATGGTCGGCGTCGGGGTGGTTCGTGTTGTGCGTCTCGACGGCCAGGTCCCAGTGGTTCGACGCGACGCGAACCTCCACGCCGGGGATCTCGATCGCGCCGGTGCTCGAACCGCCAGCGCCGCAGAACAGATCGGTGAGAGTCAGCATTTACAGTGCTCCAGGTTGTTGTGAGGAATCCAGCCGGTACACGAACCCTTCGTCGTCGAGTAGCACCCATTTGCCCCGATAGAGGACGGGAACAGTGATAGGGGACTGGGATTGACGAACAAGCCACCCGTCAGCGAAAGATTGTGTCCGGTACGACTCGGCCCAGCGGTGACAAGCACCACAAGCCCACAGCCCGTTAGACGCCACGTTGGTGTCATCGCGGCGAGATCCGCCAAGACCACGGGGCCTGCGATGGTGTGCAGTAGCGTCTGAGGCATACTCATTGCAGCGTTCACACCGCCCTTGGGCGCGGGTCCAGATCAGTTCCTTGGTTTCCGGGGAGAACCCCGTATACCTGCGGCTCATGCGGGGGCACCATTCTCCATGAGGTCGTCAATGAACTCCCGCAACTGGGCAGGTTTCGCGTTCCTCGCCGTCACCTTGTACTTGCCGTAAAACTGGGCGGCCACCGTCTTCTCATCGAGCGTCAGAGCTGCGCATGCATCTCCCAGCTCGTGGAGCAGAGCGTTCCGTTCAGCCACCGCAGGATCCGGCGGTGCCGGGGCGTCCGGGTCTCCCTTGCACCACAAGTCGAGAGCCGCACCGAACCGCATGCCCGCGTTCCTGAGTGCGTCGCCGATGGCTTCTTTGACGGCGTTGGGGCCTTTCTTCCCGCCGGCGTCGCCGTAGCCGATGCGGGTCACACCGCACAGGGTGAGTCGGATCCACAGCCCGCCATGCTCATCCAGCAGTGGTAGCCCGTTGTCCCCGACGGCGAACGGCTCCCACGTCCACAGTGGGTCCACGTCCAGGAATCGGGCGGTGAGGTAGCCGTGGCCAAGGAAGTCGAGAGTGATGCCGCCCTTGGGGAGTTTCCCGATCTGGTTCGGCGGGAAAGGTTCCCGGAGCTTCGCAAGTCCTTCCACATCAGGTTCGCTCATCGCGCAGCCTTCCTCAGTCGATACTCCGCAGCAGCAGCGGCGGCAGCGGCCATCGCGGCGTCCAACGTTTCCTCATGCCCCCACGCCAAAACCCGCGCACACGTGTTGTCCTCAACAGACCAACGGAAATCACCCGCCACATCGGACGGATTGATCCACGCGTTGCGCCGATCACCGGGGAGTACCGCACGCCACCTACCGGGGCCAACAAAACCGGTGAACCATTCCCACGTGAGGTTTTGGGTTTCGGTGCTCATGCTGTCCACCTGTCCGCCAACCGATCCAACGAACCAATAACCGCATCAACCCGAGACAACGCCTTGCTCACCACATCCAGGTTCAACTCCAGCGCTTCACGGTCCAGGAACGGCAGTGGCGGTCCCTCCGACAACAACTCATGCAAAGCACACCTCGCGTCATCAAGAGCAGCCGCGGCGGCTTTCGCGTCATCCCTCGCGGTAATCACCCGTGTATCAACAACCATCAGTTTTCGTCCTTGTCTCGATATTCGGAGCAGTGGCAGCGTTCATGCCCGGCCGGGCCGTGGTAGTTGGTGGCGTCACAACCCGTGTCCCACCGTCCCCGGAACTTGTCCCACTGGTAGCGGTGACGGGACCGGTTATGGCCACACACGCACATCACGAAGCCTCCAACCAGCGGAACTTCTTGACCAGAGCTCTGAACTCAGCAGCCTGCTTCTTCGACCACCCGTAACCAGGGAAATACTTTTCGACCGTCGTCCGGCTCACCCCCAACGTGCGGGCAACCTCGTTATAAGGGGCGCCGTCATCAAGCAAATATTGGGCGAAATCCTTCTGCTCCTGGCTCAACGGAACAAACTGATCCGGCGACGCCAAACGGGCATCACCAGCCGCCCGAACCCGAACCACCGTCCGAGCCGAACAACCCACCACTTCCCCAATATGCTTGGCGGAACACCCCTCCCGAGTCATCAACAGAATCGTCTGCACCTGCTCTGGGGTGAGCCTGTTCCCGTTGCTCATGCCACCTGATCCTCACCATCGATCGCTTTGAGCAGAGGCCGCCGTTCCCGCTCCGACAACCCCCCGAACACCCCGTAGTTCTCGCGGTTCGCCAACGCGAACTCCAAGCATTCGACCCGAACCTCGCACCGGCTGCAGATCCGTTTAGCTGGCTTCGCGCTTTTACCCTTCTCGGGGAAAAACACTTCGGGGTCCACTTCGGCGCACCGTGCCAGGTCACGCCACGCATGCTTGTCCTCCACCTCTGCGGCGAGCATGAACGACAGATCGAGCAGGGTCATGCAACGGACTCCAGTTCTGTGATCCACGCGAACGGGTCCTCAACATCTGGCACACCGGCAAGGGCAGCCATCAACAGTTGAGTGCGTTCGGTTTCCGGGAGGCTTGTCAGATAGGCCCACACGGGCAGGGAGTCACCGCTACGGATACGCCGAGACAACCAGATGACTGTTGCAGCGATACGGGATTCCCAATCCGTCTCCGACAGTGGGCATTCCTGAAACAGCCTGTCTGGGTGGGCTTCCATGTTGCCATCGGTCGTGACCCACGCGTCCTCCCCGCACACCGGGCAGGATTGCAACTTTGCTGCAGGCAGTTCAGCCCTGTCCCGTTCGATGGTGCGAACCGTGCAGTGCGCCCTACGCGCCAACTCCACTTCGGGGAGTTTCGGGCGCCGCCGCACCAGCATTCGGCGCTCTTCGGTATTAAGCCGCATGGGAGTTCCGTTCACGGCGCACTCCACAGCGAACCAGTCGATGCTCACGCGCCCCACCTCTGCGCCCGTCGGCACTCATTCGAGCAGGTCTTCGCATACGTCCCCATAAACTCGCCGCCGCACTGCGTGCAGATCTTCAGGGACGGTTGTGACCGCAACGCATTCGAGGCGCGCTTCTTGCATTTCTGCGAGCAAAACCTTGCCCTGCGGGTGACCGGCTCGAACACCTCACCGCACTGCAAGCATTCCTTCTCGGTGAACCGTGCCGGTTTCACCGGGGGCAGCTCGCCACGCTTGATGCGGGCACGTTCCTTCTCTGAGAAGCCGCCCCACACGCCGGCCTCGTTGTGTTGCAACGCGAATTTGAGGCATGGCGCTTGAACGGGGCAGGTCCAGCAGATGCGGCGGGCGGGGTCGGCGGTGTAGTGGCCGGATTCGTTGAGGAACCAGATATCGCCGTCCTTGTGGGTGCAGATCGCGCGGGAACGCCAGTCACTCGTGTGGACTTCTGCCAACTGAATGAACGGGGAGTTCGCCATCACACCCACCCAGTTCCGCTCAGGTGTTCAGGGCAGAATGATGCGGTTGCGGCACCCACGAAATAACCTGCGTCGTCGAGGTTCAGGTTGGAGTTGTCGCGTACGAGGATTGATGCTTCGTACATGGTGGCGCCGGTGTCGAGGATGTTGCAGATGGCTTTTCCGGCGTTGATGACGGCAGGTTTGGAGCTGTAAGTGATGCCTTCGGAGTCGAGTGCCATCACGAACGCGTCGGACGTGATATCTGCTTTCGCTTCGGGTGCGGCCAAACCGGGGCCGATGATGCCGGCGGCGATCAGCAGCGGCATCGTCCACCAATACCGCCAGGACTTCTCGTTGCGCCTCATGCTGCGTCTCCCTCGGTGAGGTAGTCACGCAACAACCCGACAACAGCGTCGCCGTTCATCTGCTCCCAGATCGTCGGCTCGTTCTCCCAGTGCACCGGGGGCAGGAACGGGCGGAACCACGACACACTCTCCGTGTGGATCAACACCAACTCCGCCAGGTCCTCCAGTTCCTTCAAGAGGTCGAGGTCAGCCATGGGTGGGTTGGTGGTGACGGGGAGGTCAGACCAGTTGGTTTGGTGGTGGTCCCACCATGCGGGTTTAGAATCTGGGGTTAGCATCGGAAGCGCCCTTTCTTTGGTTGTGTTGTTTCCGGTGTTAGGGCCGTCGCCTCCTGGCGTGGGGGTGACGGCCCGCCAAACGTCAGCGGCGAATCGGGACAATCGGCTCCGCAACTCGGCCTGTATGGGGGCATTTGAACTGGGCGGGGACTGGCCTGTGATGAGCGTCCATCTCGAAGATCGCGCCGATCTCGCGGTTGCACTCGGAGCACTTGTACATGGGTTTTCCTTTCAGAAGGTGTTGCGTCTATCTCGGGGTGATGCGGTAGCTGTCCAGCAGTGATTGGGCGACCACTTCGGGGCTGACCCGCGCGGTCGTGTACCACCTCAGGTGCAACTCCAGGTCCGCTCGGCTGACTTCGGTGTGCTGTCGGATCGCGGCGAGTTCTTCCGCAGTGGCGGTGTCCAGGAACTCCCCCAACTCCATGAACTCGTCATCATCGAGAAATTCGCGGGCGACGCCGCGGCAGTACTGCTTGGTGGAGTCGATGGCGTCGTGTATCCACTTTGGCGAGTTCGGCCCTACCTGCTTGTGCAGTTCGTCCCAGCCGTTGGAGGGTCCCGGCGCGGGAGGCGGGGGAACCATTCCCGCGCCGGGACCAATGTCACCCACCGAGACGGGTGACTGGTCTGCCGAAACCCAACGTTCGGCAGAAGAACGCGCACGCTCAATCGCTGCAACGATCGCGGCCTTACGCTCCGCCTTCGGAAGGCAAAGACGAGTGATCTGAAAGTAGGCGTCAGGATCTAGCTTCAGAAGCTCGATAGCGAAGGCGTCGCGAGTTTCGAAGACGCTGCCTCCCACATTGACTCGATCCTGAAGCGGCGACATGCCCCCTCCCCCGCCACCACCAGTACCACGGACATGGGCGATGCGGGGTTCGTGGACTTCTTCCTCAGCCTCCGCAGCCACAAGAACATCCCCGAAATCCAGGCCGACATCCCGACCCAACGCATTCGACATGGCCTGCCGCTCAAGGCGCGCCAGCCACGGATCCACCACAGCACCCACCAGGGCGAGCCCGTCATGAATCACGTTGTTAAACCTGGCATTCAAACGCTCAACAAGATTCACTGAAGCTCCTTAGAGGTGTAAATCAGCTTGGCGGTATCGCAGGGCCAACGGTGTCTACACTCGCTGCACTCTTCGACAGAATCGCCGTGCTCATCGATTGGGTGGTGTAGTTCGCGGATCGGCTTCAACACCTCACGGGCGACACGCACCGCGACGTCGGCCATGACCTCGTCGGCCTCGTACTCGTACGGCAGCGATTCCACCGCTTCGATTGCCGGATCGCTCACGCTGTCTCCCCCAGTTCCTGCAGCCGGCACCTCAGCCGCGCGTTTTCCTCACGCAACGCCTCCAACTCCGCCGCTTCCTTCATCTGCTTTGCGTCGAACTCCGCCAACGCTTTCCACAACCCAGACGGGCGAGTAACTTCACCCGGCAGTTGACACACACTCCGATGCTTAGGAGCAGACGTACTCACAACCGGCCCTCCCAGCACTCGCACTCCAACCCGCCAGCAGGACCCATGCCCCACATGTCCACCACGCGGCCACACTTCGAGCAGTGCTGAATGACAGTCCCATTCAGGTGCGGGCACTCCCGCTCAACCACGTCCTCATGCGTCCGGAAAATCGGTATCCCCGCCTCAACCGCGATCTCGTAGAAAACCGACGTGGTATCAGGGTCGGGATCGATGTCGTACCAGCGGAACTGGTGACCGCACTCGCACACGCGGGGCTCTGGGATGACGTCCTGGCTCATCGCCGTCCCGCCTTCCGCTGCGCTTTCTTCCGATTCGTCGCAGCCTTCTGCTTCGCCCGCTCAGCACGAACCTCACGCGACGCAGAACCCGGAGGATTCACCACCGACTTCCGGGGACGCTCAGGCCGACGCAACTGCGAACCCATCAGAGCCCGAAACATCCACTTCTCAAACTCAGTGAGGTTCATGCGGACACGTCCAAACTTGCGACATACCTCTGCAACTCAGTACTCACGCGGACCTCGGCTCATAACTACGCGACTTCATCCACTCATCAACCTCATTCAGGTCAACACGCGCCTCCCGACCGTTACCGATCGGATATGCCTTCAACCCATCGTTTTTGACCGCTTCCCGTATCAGCACGTCTGATTTCAAGCGGAGGTATGACGCGGCCTCTTTGAACGTGGCCCATCTGGGAGTGCTCATTTCGCATCCTTCGGTTTCGACTGGAACAAAGGCTTCTTCGGCTTCGGGAAATGCTGAATCGGAGGCCTCGGGCGTGAATGAAACGTCATCGCGTTTCCCTCATCGCGTTGCGGATGATGGTCAGCTGGTCGATCAGATCCGTGAGTTCATCGGCGGTGAGAAGGACATCGGCGTCATTTCGGTAACCGGCAACATTGAGGTAGGCCAGGTCGGTTCCGTCGTAGTTCCCTAGACCGATGGTCACGCCGCCGTGTGACTTTTTGATCAGACGCTGAGGATCCGAGTAGAAGATGAACGTCATGACGCGGCCACCAAAGCGAGCTGCCCGGTACCACCGAGACGCTTGTGCAACTCCGCCAGACCTTTCGGCGTGATCCGCACCGTCGGCTCACCGTTGACGTACTCGCCGCGGGTCTCATGCCAGAACGGCTTGGCCACCTTCTCGGCGAGGCGACGCGTCTCCAACTGGGTGCGGTACGCCTTCCACCGACCCTGCCGCTTGAACACCCAACCGATGCTCGACATGTACTGGAACAGGGCGCGTTCCTTGATGTTCACCGCCGGATCGCGGGATAACACCTTCGCCGCATCCGACACCGAGTAGTCCCCAGCTGCCTCAGCGAGTTCGTTCCACGCCGACGCCGGCACGGACAACTCCAACGCTTTCGCCTCAGCGAGTTCGGCGCGGGTCTCCGCCTCAACCACCCACTGCGCAAGGGTCTTGCGATCGGGAAGCGCGATGTTCGTATCGGCGGCGGAATACCCGCCCGTCTTGCGGATCGACGGCAACACCTCATGCGTCATCCACCGCTTGAACGGCTTCACCTTCGGAGACCGGCTGATCATCAACAGCGACCACACACCAGCCTCAGTGACCGCGACCATCCGCTGAGGACCACCAGGGGTGTCCACGAACAGGTACACCCTTTCGTCGTCGTCCAACTGAACGATCGCGTCCCGGTACTTCGAGATACCGGCGGCCTCGCACACGTCCTTGGCAACCCAGTAGGGCTGATCGGTGAACACGTGACGCACGTCGTGTCCGTCGAACATGTTCGAGGTGGGCACGAGACCTGGTTGTCCGGTGGTCTTGTCGAACACGGTCTGCTGCACCTCAGGTGTGTGATGGGTCAAATGCCAGTGCTCACCACTCGGGCACTGATAGGCGTAGAGACGTTCCTTGCGGTTGCCGTAGCCGGCGAACTTCTGGCGCTGCCACCGATTCGCTTCGGCCTGTGACCGGTACTGCTTCTTCCCGGGAGTCGGGCAGACCCCTCGGTTGATACGATTGAGTTCAGACATTCGAGCTTCTCCTCGTTGTCTCTGCCCTCACCTGCTGCACACAGGTGAGGGCTTTTTTATGCGGCGGGGTTTTTCTGCTCGGCTGGCCGCTCTAATACGGAGACGGGAACCTTGAGCGCGACGGCGAGCTTCTTGGTGACGGTGGCGTTCGGCCATCGGTCGCCGTTCTCAAGCTGGGAGAGGTAAGGGGCGGAAACTCCGCTTTCGCGGGACAGCTCGGCGGATGACCAACCTGTGCGCTCACGGATGACCCGGAGTTCCTGCCACACCCCGTAGGACTGTTTGACCATGCCGCCAACTGTACTGCGAACAAGTGCAAACCGCAAGAGTTCGCGCGCAGTTCGCGCCAACAATGCTGTGACCTGCAATGTTCGAAAACTACAAGCGCGTAACTGCAAAGAATTGGGGTTGTGCAAGCAGTGGACTTTGCACCTGTTTGCACGCGAACATGTAGGCGTGAACGAGAACAAGGAACACCGCGAAGACTGGCCATTCGGGCCAGAACTCAAGCGGCACAGAGAGCGCGTCGGGCTATCTCAGCGCGAAGCCTCACGGCGCACAACGCCACCAGGCAGCGACAAGCCCGCCGTCAGCGCAGGACGGTGGAAGCAACTGGAAACGGGGTGGCAGATCAACAAAGGGACACTGATCCCAATCGGAACGACCGCATCCACCGTGGCCGCCGCTGCCCGAGCTGTCCAATGGGATGTCAACGAAGCTCTGGCGATAGCCGGATTTCAACAGTCAGACATTCCACCGCCGCTACCCGAGCCGGCGATAGTCCGCTACTCAGACGACGAACTTCTCGCCGAAGTCCGGCGACGACTAAAGGAGGCAAGAGATGTCATGGAAGCTCAGACGGAGAAGAGAACACCGCGCGAAGCGCGTCAAGACCAGGAGGGCGACCTAGACGCCGCGGCCAGTGACACGACGCAGCCGCGCCAACCTCGGACCGGCGAAACAGTTGGGGCGGAGATTCGTGATCGCGTCGCCAGGAGCGTCCGGGCACGTCAACGCCGCAAGGACTAGACGTGCCCGGCGCAACGTCCATGTTGTTGGCGGACACTCATCCATCGCGTTCAAAATCCGCACCAGCAGAGTGTCGAGTTCGTCATCAAACATGGGCTGCACCTACCGAAATCACCAGCACCGGTCACCCCTCGCAACCGGATGCGTAGACGCTAACGGATCATTGCCAAAATCGACACAGGAAGCCCAAACATGGGAATGTCACGATCAGATAACGCCAGTGCGCGAAAGTTAGCCACCAACACAGAAAGACCTACTACCAGATGACCACCAATGATCGCGCAGTGTCACCAGGGAAGGTGATGGTCACCGCGCTCGCTGTGCTCGCCGTCGTAGGCATCGTCTCCGCACGCAACAACAACGACGACGACAGAAGCGCATCACAAACCACCACACCAACCACCACCACTACACGGCCCAACCCGTACCGCACCATCCCCGGCGACGGCACCCACAACATGGGCGGCGCAGACGGATACGACTGGGGCACCTACACCGCCACCATCCCACCCAGCTCCCCCGGCTGCACGTGGGCGGTCGTCAGCATCGCCGACTACCGCGGCAGCGAAACACTCCGCGAAGGTGAAGCACCATCCGGCACTGTCCGCGCGAACATCCAACCCGATGGTGTCGCGTCGTGGACCGGCACAATCAACGGGGATCATCGCATCGTGTTCCGCACGAGCGGCTGCGGAACTTGGACCATGACGGATTGACCACCCGCCAGAACGCAAAAAAAGCGCCCTGCCGGGGAATGGTGAATCCCTCGGCAGGGCGCATTTATCGGTCGCCTTATTTTGTTTCTAACGCAAACGTCGATGGGAGCAGCCCGGACAGCCCCTGCATGGCCTCCAGATGCCTCGCCCGGTCCGCATGCGCATAGATCCGCTGCGCATCCACACTCGCATGACCCAAGATCTCCATACGCGTTTGCTCATCCACACCCGCTGCGCGCAGCAATGTCGAGGTGGTGTGCCGCGAGTTGTGCGGCGGCAACGACTCCGTGGGACCGATCACCCCAGCAGCGCGGAACACGCCACGCCACACGTCGTAGTCCGAACGGGGATCGATCGGCTTCCCCTCTTTGTGCCACACCAAGTCATGCGGATTGTCGGTGCGGAGTTTCTGCATCGCCACATATAACGGCGGCAACAACGGAACTTCACGCCAACCAGCGTCCGTCTTCGGCCGGGTGAACAACAACGACCCCTCACATTCCTGGTACTCGAAATGCGCCGGCAGGTCCCACCGGGACTGCGGGCATGCCCATGCCCGTGTCTTCCCGCAAGGCCAGTACGGGGGTTTTTTGGGCATACGGTCGGGCCGGGACAGCGGTGACGGTTCGGGTAGAGGGTCTCCACAGCCGTGGACGCGGGTTTCCGATTGCAACTGCCAAGCGATGGTGATCCATCCCTGAGCGGGGTTGTCGACGTAGGGCCAGCGCAGGCCGAGGAGTTCCCCACGGCGGGCGCCCGTCAGGAAACCGGCGGCGATCCGCACCGCATCTGGTTCGTCGCACACCTGGAACGCGGTGTGGATGATGTGCTGCGCCACGTCCGCCGGGAAGCCGTTGCGTTTCTTCTTCCGGTACTCGGGCTTGTCGACCAATGCGGCCACATTCCTGGTCGCCACACCCTCCGCTACCGCATCGTCCAGGGCTTTCTGGACGATGACATGGACCAGCTCGGCGGTGCGGGAGGCCCCGATCTCGGAGTGCAGGTCTCGCACATGCTGCGGGGTGAGTTTGTCGATGCGTTTCGCGCCGAGGATCGGGTTGATGTGGTTGTGGATGGCGGCCCGGTAGTCGTTGAGGACGCCGGGGCGGACTTTACGTTTGGCGTGGATGTTGTCGATCCAGTGCAGCATCCACTTCTCCACAGTTGTGGATGAGGTGGTGGCGATGCGGCCCTCTTCGACGTCGCGGCGGAGTTGTTTGAGTTTGGCCATGGCGGTGTTGCGGTCAACGGAGGACACCCATTTGTAGCGGCGGTTGCCGTTGCGGTCTGGGGGTAGTTCTACTCGTCCCATCCATTTGCCGTCGGCGCGTTGGAAGAACGCTCCGTCTCCGCGGGTTCTGCGTTTCTTAGTTGCCATCGTTTTCCCTCCCAGGGGGTCACCCTACGGTTCACCCTACGGTGCTGCGCAGCATTACGCAGAATTGCGCAGTATCGGGGGTCTACCTGCGGGTTTGACAACGTTTCTCCTGGTATGCAGCCTATCAACCGCTGACTCTTAATCAGCGGGTCGGGGGTTCGAAACCCTCACGGCGCACAGGTCAGAGGCCATAAGCCTCGGGGGGGATCACCCTAAAGGTAACCCTATAGGGGATTTCACCGGGAAACCGCCAGGATGCTGGCGGTGAGCCGCCTGCCAAAACAGCGGCCACACGCCCGATGACGACCACACCGAGGCGCAAGTTTTCCGCCAAGCGCACAACTCGGAGTATCCTTCGATACAGCGTCACCCGACAACATGGGGGGCTCGACGCATAAGATTTCTGATGCGCTCGAAAGGATGCCACTGAGATGGGAGACGCACCAACCCCTCGCCGCTTCGTCAAACTGGCTGAGGCGGCCGCATATCTTGACGTAACACCCCGCACCATCCGGCAAATGATCGCCGACGGGCGTCTGACCGGCTACCGCGCTGGTGCCCGCCTCGTCCGCGTCGATTTGAACGAAATCGACGCCGCCATGCAGCCTTTCGGGGGTGCGGACTAGATGCAGAGACACAGAAATGCCCGCAGCTACTGACCGCGTGGTGGTTGTGAGGTGAAGTCGGATGACGCCGTTTACGGCATGTGCACCGCTTGCGGCTCCATCGAGGTCGCGTTGACGCAGCCCACTGGCAGTCGGAACCTGAGCCACATAGGCGAATCAACCACCTACCCGACCGGCCACGGATGCGAGATGTGCAACTGATGAACACCGATGATCGTTGCGGCCGGTGCGGTCAACCGTTCAAAGACGGGGAGACAGTGATCGACACACTTCCCCCAGTGCACCACACATGCCAAAACCTGGATGCCTCCGAACGATATAGCCATGCTGAGTGAGGCGCCTCCTGAAGCCTGATGCTTCACGAGGCGTTGATTAAGCCAGGACGTGAACCAGCAGCGCGACGATCATCCCCGCGACGACCGCCAGCCACACCGACCGCCACAACTCCAACTGCGGATCACTCATCATCCGATTCGTCCCAGTAACGATTCACCAGGCCCTCCGTCAGATAGTCGGGCTGGCCTACCGGTGTGATGATCGTCGTCGCACCCAAGTCCATCCGGTCACCGGTGATGCGTTCCAGCCCGACAACCGCCACATAGTGGGCAACCTGCCAGCCGTCGCCCTGCGCATCCAAACTCTCTTGGATCGCAGCCCGGACAGGATCGGCCGGCCTCACAGTCGCACCCACGTTTTGAGCGCGTCCCACAGGAATCCCACCGTCACACTGTGGTCCAGAAACGTGCACACTCGAACGTTCACGTCAAACCCCTCTCACAGCGCTCATGCGTTCCGGCTCGATGGACAGTCGTGAATGCGCCCCGCAGTTGGTGCAGCGGCGCATCGTGTACGTCAACACATTCGCCACGTACCGCCGCGGGATCACCACAGTTTCACCACCGCACCGGTTACACACCATCAGCTTGTCCTCGCCGTCAACGAACAGTGCGGGATGGTTTTTGATGTGCGGACGCAGGAAGTCGTACAACCCCTGCGTGGCTACCACATCGCCAGCGCAGTACGACACCAAGCGTTCCCGATCCTCAACGCTCTTCCCTGTCACGGCACGTTCCATCGCGCCCCGGTCGTAGCGGTCAGTTTTGGCGGGCAGGCCAACGATCTGACAGAACGCGTCCAAACCTTTGAATGGGGCACCGGATTTGAACTCGCGGCGTAACACCTTCAACGTGTCAACGGTTTTGAACGGAGGCAGCGGAGGTAACCCGGCCTCCAAATGCAGATCACCCTTCAGCCACGGCACGTCAGCTTCGTCGATGTAGTGCCCGACAACGATATCCGCTTGGGATAGCAGGTTGTGGACGCGCCGCAGGAACCGTTTGCGTCCACCTTTGTCCCATTCGGCGAGCTGGATAACCTCGGGCTGGTCATACCACTTGGCGCACACAATCGTGGTGCGCGGCATGCGGGTCACCGTCTCGTACTGCACGTACCGGTTCTTCAGGTCTCCCCTGCCCCACCAGTATTGTTCGGTGATTCCGGGGAGCCGTTCAACGTCGAGGATCAGGATTTTGTTGCGCACACCTTCGGCGATGCGCACCTGGCGAAGGTCGCTAGTCAGCGACATGATGGTTCCTCGCGTGGTGCCGCCACGCTTGCGCGTTCATGTCTGGCATACCGTGTTTGACGAGGACCCGCAACACATCGGTGAACCTGACGTCGCCGCGTTTCGCGGACTCCACCGACGCATTTATCTCTGCGCGTTCCTGTTTCGACCGGGCACCAACCCAATCACATGCGGGGCAGGTGCGGGGCTCCAAACCTGCAAGATCGGCCAATAGTGACATTCGGTGTTCCCTTTCCTGGTGTTTCACCGGTCGCGTCGCTTGTCGCCTTCGATGCGTTCGAGGCGTTCGGTTCGCAGTTCCTCCCTCAACCCTCCGATGTCCCGTTGAATCTGTTTGAATCCGTCCCGCACCAGATCGCGTATCTCGTCGAGGTCGTCGCGCATGTTGGTGTCATGGGTGTTGACGGTCTGCTCGTGAATCTCATAGGTTTTCGCGTCGATCCGTCTGGCACGTTCCCGGCCCTTGCGTTGCCCTCGAACAGTGAGGACACCGACAATTCCCGTTCCGATAGCTGCGATCGTGGAAGGTAAACCGATGATGAGCAGTCCTATCAGGTCGATACCGTCGTCTGGCTGGTACGCGGCGTCCACCGCTTCGCGCACCGATTCCCAGATCATGCGGCAGTGACCGCTCTAGTCGCCGAAGCCGTTCCGGGGTTGCCGCGGCGTTCCGCGCCGATAGACATCAGCAGTGACACCACTGCGGCGCCGCCGGACACTGACAGCACCGACACCCAATCGGTGGCGAGTAGGTCAACCGCGCCCGCGCCGAGTGTGGCGATCGCGGTTTGGGCGAACGTGCGGGCCGCGCGTTCGGCGGCGTCGATCCAAAACGAACGTGTCAACATCAGGTGGTCCTCCCGTTATGTGCGTAGGTAGTCGATGGCGGGCTGGATGTTGTAGTCCACGTGCGGGCCGGTGCGTTTCGCGAAGAACATGCCGGCGTCGAGGATCGCTTTGGTGATCGCGATCGTCTCCGGTAGCGGGGCCTGCACAAGTTCGATTACTTGGGCGAGTAGCGAATCGGGTCCGGTGAACAGGTCCAGGTCGCGCACGATCTGCCAGATGGCGTTGCGGACCTCTTGTGTGTCACCGGGTTCGGTGCAGGCGTACAGGTCGCCTTGGTGTGCGTAGTCGCGCCACCACGGCGGGGTTTCACGCATGCCGTTCGATGAGACGCCTTGGGTGTTGGATGGGGCCATTGGTGAGCCGCCGTGGTCGGCCCACACGTGACCGAGTTCGCGGTTCGGGTTGCCCCACGTCACGGCTTTCTCGATGTGCGGTTTCATCCAGTGCAGGGAGCCGGTTTCGGGTGCGATGTGGTTCATCCACAGTTCGGAAACCACTACCGCGCCTTGGGAGTAGCCTGCTAGCGCGGCGCCGTGGGTTTCGATGCGTTGGCGCCACCGGTTAGCTTGGTTGTGGGTTTCGGTGATGGCGGCGGTGATGGATTTGCCCATCGGGAATGGTGCTGCTGGGTAGCCGATGGGTTGCCACAGGTATTTGTCTTCGACGGCGCGGGCGGTGTCGGCGTCGGGGCCGATCCACCAGGGAACACCGGTGCCGCACACGGTGATCAGCACGGGACGGGTGTCCACGACGGGGCGCGGTAGGTAGCCCATGACGTACTTGGTTTCGGCGTTGATGATTCCGGGGATGTACAGGCCGGACGCGAGCTGTCCTGCCGTGTTGTAGCGGGCCTGCATTTCGGCGACTGCGGCGGTCATCTGCTCGTCGTAGAGCGGGGTGTCGGCCAAATCGCCCGCGTAGGAGGCGAACTTGCGCCGCATGAACGCTTTGATCTTGCGGATTTCGTCGGAGCTGTCCCCTGGTCCGAGGCCGACATATTGGCCGTCGATGCGCATCAGGATTTGTCCTTGACGTCGTAGCAGCCTTCGACGCCGAGCTTCGCTCCGATCGCGCCCAGTACGTCCACCACTGTGCGGCCGCCGAGCTGCGGCCAGCCGTTCAGGGTGTAGCCACGCTGCTGACGCAGAATCTCCACGGCGAGTTCGCGATCGGTCCAGTCGTCCGGGAAGTGCTTCACCTTCGGCGGTTCAGGTTCGGTCTTGCCGCCAGCCGCCCAGTGGTTGACGCGTTCGGTGAAGTAGTCCCACGGGAACCAGGCACCAACATCGGTGTGGGTGCCCCACTTGAACACGTCAGTCACCCACCGGTGATCCGAGATGCCCGGGCGGCCATTCACGTACGGCGGGGGCACAACAAGTGGCTCAAAGCCGTACTTCTTCGCGTCCTGCACCGCCAGATATGCGGCGACGTCGATCGCGTTGGACTGCTTCATCCACTGATCCAGCGTCCATGATGCGCGGGACCCAGCAAAGCACAGGTTGATGCTGATGCTGTTCGCGTTGCCAACAGACCAGGCAGCACGGTCGGTGTCGACGCAATCCACCACCGTCACACCACCATCGGACGCCTGGGAGATCGTGTAGTGGTAGGAGACGCCGTTGGCGTTCTGGAACCATTTGGCGAGGTTCTCAGCGGCTGCGTCCCCACCCCCACCCTCCTGGGTGTGGATCAGGAACATGGTGGGCTTGCCGCTGCGGGCGCTGTTGTTGGCCGACCAGATCGGAAACTCGTTATAGGCGGGCCGGTTTTCGGTCACAGGTTCCTCCGGTGTGGTTTCGTTGAGGGCACGTCGCAGCACCGACCAGGCTTCGTCCCATTTGTCGGCGTAGCGGTCGGGGTATGCGGATTGCTGGACTCGTTGCGCGAACTCGCCGGCCAACCTGGGGTTGTTGGCGGCGCGCCTGTAGTCGTCGGAGAGTCGTTCGAGGAACGTGTTGGCTGCTTGTGGCAGGGTCATCATGTTTTCGGGTGTGCCCCACCACGGTTCGCCGTTAGGTCCGGGTTGCTGCTGGAAGTAGCCGGAGGAGCGGTTGTCGTCACTGCGGGAGTCGTGCGGGTAGTTCTTCGTGGCGGGCACGCGGTCGTTGGCGGGACACCACCACTTGCGGTCATCGCCGGTTCCGGTGCCGACCTCGGTGGAGATGGTCATCAGGGCAATGACGGTGGCGAGTTCATCGAGGCCACGGGCTAGGGAGACGGCGTGGACTTCGCGGGCGACCTGTTCGCGGGTGCGTAGCGGCTTGTCGGCGAACCAGGTGAAGCTCATCGTTTGCTCCCGAGGATTCCGCCGAGAACGGGGATGGAGCGGAGCGCGCCGTCGATGATGTTGATGACCTGTTCTGGAAGGTTGGACAGGTCAGGGAGTTTCGCGACGATCTGATCATCCAAATCGGACAGATCGGGCAGGTTCTCGGTGATCCTGTCGGCGATGCGGTCAGCGATCCTGTCGGCGAGCGGTCCGAGCAGTTTGAGCAGGATGATTCCGAGACGGTCCATGTCGGGGGTCCTTTCATGCAGAAACCCCGCGCACCTCGTTGGTGGCGGGGTTTCTGTGGGGGTTGTTCAGATGTAGAAGAGGGTGTCGCGTTCGATGAAGAAGTCGATCGCTGGATGTCCTGTGGCGAACATCCACGAGATGAGTCCGGTGAGGGCGACACCGCCGAGGAGTCCGGTTCCGATCGCCCCTCGTTTGGTCATGACAGTCTCCTGACCGTGACGCGGGAGGTGTCGATGAGGTGTTTGCGGCCTTGGTCGTCAGAGACGGTGAGGACGGTTCCTGCGGTGAAGAGGATGGTGGCGTTCCAGCCGGCGGGTCCGTGGCTGGCGATGTGGATCTTGTTCATGGCCGGTCACCAGGGATCCGTGGTGGTTTTGGCGTAGCGTCCACCGCCGCAGTGCCGCTTGCACTTGTACAGCTTGTGTGGCTTGCCGTCTTTCATGACGGTCTTCGGGGTGCCGTCCGCGTTCTTCACCATCTGCCAGTCAGCCCCCGCCCCACCGGAGCCGGTGGCGCAGGCGTGTTTGTAGATCATGCCGTGGCCGGTGCCGTGGTTGTCGCAGTGTTTGGGTTGGGCGTCTGCGACGGCGGGTGTGAGGAGTGCGAGGGTGAGGGCGGCTGTGATGGTTGCGATGGTGTTGCGTAGCATGGGTTGGCCTCCTGTTGGGGGTGGGCCGTCCGGCGGGGTTGGTTTCTCAGGCCTTCGCCCCGCCGGGCGGTGTCTCAAGTTGATAGACCACAGTCTAATCACGTTTGACCACGTGCACAAGTGTTTTTTTGGGATACACTTCTAGATGTGACAATCATCGACCGCATGATCGCCAACCGGCAGAAACGCGCCGCGACCACCGCAGAGCTTGACGCCGAACTGGCTGCCCTCGTCTACGAGGCGATGACTGTCCACGGCATCACGTGGCATGACATTGGCCGCGCCCTGAAGATTTCCAAGCAGCGTGTGTATCAACTCCGCGCTGCTGGTGACCCGAACCGTTAGCGAGTTATTCCCACTCGATCAGGACGTAGCCATATGTTGCGGTGGCAGGGCCAGAGGTAGACGACGTTCCCGCGCCCTGCCCATTGCCGCCCTGCCCACCACGCCCGAACACCACATCACCGATCGGCAGACCCACACCGGACACAGCCGCCGAGATCACGCCGCCTGCGCTCCTGCCGCCGCCACCACCACCGCCCGGCCCTGAACCGTTGATGTGGTCCTGACCGTTAACCGGGCTGCTGCCGCCCTTGCCGCCGTTGCCGCCGTTGCTGGCCTCTGCCCCGGTGACACCCACTACTGTTGGCGTTCCACCAGATCCGCCCGCGCCCGACGCCGAGGTGTTGGTGCCAGCGCTGCCAGGCGACCCGCCACCGGCGGTGAGGTGCACGCTTCCCGATGAGAAGGTCGACGCTGCGCCCGCGGTCCCCGCATTGCCGCTGTAGCTGTTGCTACCGGTGGCCGCGCTGGCACCGGCGTCGCCTCGGTTGCCGCGCGTCACGCTGTAGGTCGGGCCCATCGCCTCGATCGGCACCCATACCCTGACTCGGGCACCGCCGCCACCACCGCCGCCGCCGTAGCGCGTGCCGGTGGTGGTGCTGGACCGGGCCCCGGATCCTTGGCCGCCACCGCCTCCGATCAGGGTCACCCATGCCCCGGACGCGCCCTCGGGTACCGGTTCGTCGTAGATATCCGTGTATCCGGGGTCTTCGCTGGAAATGCTGAACGGGGTGAACGTGGGCCACAGCTTCTGAAAACCGGTCCCGTTCCACGTGTACAGCTCAGGGTTGACGAACGCCGACCCGTTCCACACCTTGAACGCAGTGGGGTCAACGAACGCCGTGCCGTTCCAAACTTTCACGGCACCACCACGTACAACACACCCGCCGTGCCGGTACCTGGAAGGGTGGTGCCCATCCACATCCCGGACGCGCTGCCGGATTTCTGCACCGACGAATCCGCTTTACCCAGTGAGGTTTGCACATCCGAAGCCAGCTTCGATTTCGCAATCGCCGCGCCGGTATTGATCTTCGCGTTGGTGATCGCACCGTCCTGAATCTTGGCCAGGGTCACCGAGTTGTCCAAGGGTGTCCGCTGGTCCGACAGTCGCGAATCATTACCAACACACACCGTGGAACCACTACTACCCACGGGGATGCGATTAATACTCAGCGTGCCAGACACCACATCGGAAGCATCCACCTGAACATCCAACTCGTTGGTCGCGTAGTAGTCGACGATCTCGTGGATCTTGTTGTCCAACTCCGGCTGCAAAGCCTCCAGGGCTGCATCGTTATCCGCCGCGCCAGCAATAGCCGCGCCAGTAGAGGTGACATCGGTAACATCGGCCAAAACGTGGTCGTGGGCGAGGTCGGCCTTATCGTCCAGCCCCTCATGCGCCCCTTCGATACCGTCCTCGATGTGGTTGAGACGATCCGCCGACAACGGGGTGTTCGTTGAGGGAACGTTCTCCCACGACTGCTTCGAATAAGCCATACCAACCCCTCCTAAGGTTGCGCCCGCAAACCCCTCGGCACCAGGCACGAATAACCGTCACCCGGAAGCACCGCGAGGGCAGTGTTGATCATTTCGGTGATCGCCGAAGACCGATCCAACACGGTCGCCGGGGGCCGCCCCTCGGCGGTGACCTCCCACCCGCCAACCACGCGGGCGGCCTGCACAATCAACGTGCCGTCACGGTCAAACAAGCCCATCATGTCGTTGCCGAACGCGACGATCTGATGATCAGTTTTGATGTTCAAAACAGTTCCCCTATCCAGGATTTCAGGCGACTATGCGGGGCGTCACGGAGATGCTCGCCCCCGTACCGGACACCTCCACGTCACCGTCGTCGAAAGCTTCCGAACCGACGAAGGTGCCCGACGAGCTGGCCGACCAGATGCCGCCCTCCACGTAGGTGCCTGCCGCCACGGAGATTTCAACCTCGTCGCCGGTGTTGGTGCCCGTGGAGCCCGACGTCCACGACGTCTGCTCCCGCGCATATCCACCACCCGTGGCTTCATTCGCCCCTGTGGTGCCAGCAGCTCCGGTATGCACACTGATCCAGTCACCGAGACCGGCGATAGCGTCCGACGCTGCTTTGTGAGTTGCATTGGGAATGCCCATGATTGTTTCCTTTCGAGTTATACGGGATTGAGCGGGACCGCCATGGCGGCCCATGTGCCCGACGAGCTTGTCGCCGTGAAGTTCGTGGCCGTCGTCGCGTCGCTGATGGTCAGGATCGGGAACAGGCCCGAACCCGAGAATCGGTTCGTTCCGCCAGAGGGTGTAAACGTCCGGTTCCCAATGTTGGCGAACGAAACGACTACCCGGCCACCGTCTCCAGGCGCGGACGCCGACAGGCTTGCCGAACCACTGTTTCCGTATGACTTCTGCACAGTGCCGGTGGTGGTCGCGTTCAGATACGAGGCCGCGACAGCGCCCACCCACCCGAAGCCGGTGGGCTTGTTGACCGTCACCTGCTTGGACCCGCCAGCAACGCCATGAATGACGTACAAGTGTTGGGAGCCACTGCCAGCGTTATTGTTTAGAGCCTGGCTGCCGATAAGCGTCATCGCTGATCCGTCGTAGGTGACGGAGGCGATCGTGTCGTTGCCCTGTACGACCAGTGACACCAGTACCGACGCTCCGGCGGTGGCCGTGTGGTTGAACGAGAACGTCGACGTCGTTTGCTGGGACATGGTTACCGCGTCGAACGCCACCGGGTCAACACCGTCATTACCCACGGCGTCCATACCGATTTCGGGGGCGAATGTCAGCTCGAACTCGCGGTAATACCGCTCCGCGCCGGACATTCCAACCTGCGGGGACAGTTCGAGCCCGAAGCCCTTCGTGAACCCGAGTGTGGTACCCATGCCGACCTGCGGGTCCAGTTCGATACCGAACGACCGCGCAAACTTCGGCGCGGCCTCGAACCCCAGGCTCGGCGTGAACGACAACCCGAAACCGGGGGTCTGCGCGCGCGGCGTCGGGAACAGCGACACCGACGGATACAAATCCTCGGACGGAAACACCGGCTCGAACGCGGCCGGACCACGCATCGCGATATACGGCGCGAACACCAGACCGAACGACGCCTTGCTGTGGCTGGCCGCCCCCATCCCCAGCGAAACCGGCACCGACAAACCGAAACTCGCACGGTTGTGCGCCACGGCGGACATGCCGATCTCGGGGGTGAGGGTGACGCCGAACTCTTGTTTCGGCCCGCCGTAGCGGAATCCCACCTCCGGGGTGATGGTGACGCCGAATGAGACGTGGGACTCAGCCCACCAGCCAACAGCCACGCTCATCCCCCAATCTGCAAGTTCACCGCCATGCCAGCCCACCTGTTCGGCTGCGCCGATGTAGCGCTCACCGTTCCCGTCCTCGTGGTTGTGTTGACACACAGGGGCGGGGCGATCCCCGACTGCTCCGCGCGCAAGCGCGCCCCCAGAATCGTTGTCAGCTTGTGCGACGACACCCCCCCGGCCCCGGCCGAGAACGCCTGCAGCGTCACCCCGCTCGGTACCGTCACCGACTGGCTGTGCGCGGTGCCGTTGCCGTGCGCGAACGTGGGGGTTCCCACGGACACAACATCATTGAACGAAATGGCATACGCACTCACCCAGCCCGGGCCGGTGGCCTTCATCTGGCGAGCAACGCCGGAGCCTGCGTTCTCCATGCGGAAAATCGCCAGGCCCCCATTCGCCGGATCGCCATTGTGCGAAACGGACCCGAGAAGTACACCGCCGGCGCCGCCATACGTGGCCGACGGGGCTGAGCCCGCGCGGTCCCACGCCACCACCGCGAACACCGTGGCCCCCTCGGAGGCCTTGAAGTTCACAGTGGCGCTACCGACACCAGCCCCGGCCGACGACACTGCATCAAACCCAACATCCACCGGCTCCGGCGGCACCGGCCAGTTTTGGTCATTCGTAATCGTTCCGGGGTACAGATACTCCGCCACCCGCACCCAAATGCGGGTATAGCCCGCGGCCGGGGGGTTGGAGGTATTCGAGTTCTCGTGCAGCGTGAATGTCGCACCCGAGTCCCGCTCAAAGAAAATCGTGGACGACCAGCCACCCGAAAAAAGTCCCGGATGCCCGAACCACGTTCCGAACGACTCTATCCCGTACCCGTAGTAATACTCGGAAGGAATGTAGAACCCGTTCGCGTACGGGTCCCACCCCGTGGGATGCTTCCAGAACGTTGACAGCCACGCGTCATACGACTCGGGCGACAGGCCCATCGCGTTGTCCCGCAACGCCTCCGCGAACTTCGTGTAGTCGTTGATGTTCGTCGCCAGCGCGCCGGCAGCGTCGAGGAAGTTCGGGTTGAACGTGTCAGCGATCGACGCTGGGGGTGGAACTGGACCGATCGGCGGCCATGACGTTTCCGTAAGCCCAAGAGGGTCTATGATGTCTTCTTTGAAGATCTGCTTGATCGGCCGATGGGCCGGGTCAACAATCTCTAGAACCATCCCGATCAGCGCAAAGTTGGAGTTCGTATACAGGTAGTCGGTGCCGGGATAGAACTTTGACGGCCCTTTCATAGAGCCCAGGAAGTCCTTCGCGCCCGTCCATGGCCACGTCGGAAACAGCGTGATCCAGAGCGCGTTGATACCCGCCGTATACTCCGCGATACCCGACCGCATGGACAGCATGTGCCCCATCGTGATCGCGGTACCATTCGGAATTCCCGGAACGTACTGCTCCAGAGTGTCATCCAGCGTGATCAACCCTTTATCGACGGCCTGGAAAAACGCAATCGCGGTGAACATCTTCGTGGAGGAACCCATGCGGAAGTGGTCATCCAACGTCAACGGGCGAACCGTGCCGCCCACGGTGGTGCCATACGCCTTCGCATAGTTCCCGCGCGGCCCGGTGATCTGCAACATCACCCCCGGCTGGCCGGTCTCCGCGCGGGACTCCTCCACAATCAAATCCACCATCGCCTGGTCCTCCGGCGACAACAAATCACCCGCAGTGTGCGCGGGAGTGGTGAACTCGTAGGTATCCGACGGGTCCGACAACCAGCCGGCGTTGTCCACCGTCTTCACATAGAACTCGTACGTGGTGTTCGACTTCAAACCGTTTGTCCCATACGGCGGCAGCACCGGGTCGGGATTCAACTGAACGAAATCGCCTGAAGCGTCCTTCTCTTTCGCGTAAACGAAATACCCTTTGATTGTCATACGTCTGTTGCTCCAGACCACGTAATCGTGATAGTGCTGAAAGTTGAATCGACCAGCTCCACCAACGTGGGGGGCGTCGGGGGCGTCAAATCCGGGTCAGGGTCAGGCAGCGGGTCGGGCCGGAAGAACACCCAGCCGCCACCAGGAGCGCCATTTCCGCCGGACTGAAAGGCCGCCAACGAGCCCTTGCCGCCGTTACCGGCACCACCAGCCGGCGCACCGTGGCCGCCCATGACCTTCTGGTCAACGCCGCCCACATAGTCCTGCTCGTTGAACGTGAACGTGCCCGGGCCTCGGCCAACAGGTTTCGACAAAAACCCTTCAGTGGTACCCGCCGCGCCGCCCTCGGCGACAATGGAATACGTGTCACCCCCAGGCGTGGAGATAGACAACGTGGTGTTCCCACCGGCAGCGCCGTCACCAGGACCGCCCACGCCGCCAGCGCCCGGGTCGAGGGTGATGATGGCGTTGTCGCCGAAATGCTCACCGCGCACCCATGTGGTGGCGTTGAACTTCCCAGGCTGACCGGCCTGACCGTTGATGCCCAATGCCCAGCCTTGTGCACCACCACCACCAGCGCCCACCGCAACCGGGTCGATGTAGTTCACCCAGTTCGGAACCGGGAACACCGTGGCCGCGGTGCCAAGGTAGACCTTCAACGGATCGTGATGGTCGCCGCCGGAACCTGTATCCACGGCGATACTCACCCACGGCACATCGCCCGAGCGGGTCACCGACGCCTTCGCAATCGACGACGGCGGGCTATCCGGCGACGTGTTGTTTCTGGTGGCCGCCAGCGACACAATCTGCGACGTCGGATGATTCGGCAAGTCCGCCACGCGGCCACGCACATAATGCGTACCGCCCACCGGGACAAGCTCATAGGCGTACGCCTCAGACGCCACCACGGGAACCGGGTCATCCAGCTCGTAGGAGATGAACTCCCCGGGGGCGGCCGTGCCGCCCAAAAGCCCCACGATGTTCGGGGAATGGTGCACCAGCGTCCAGTCGCCCGACGCCAAGTCGACCTTCCAGATGTTGACGTAGAACTCGGTGATCCCTGAAAGGCCGTAGCCGATCCACGACACCACGCCAAGCGGCATCGACTCTTCGATCAGGTCAACACCGATGAGCGAATTGCTCTGCGTGGCCTCCAGCCACGTCGTGACGTTCGACAGCGGGAAGTTGGACCGCTCCGACGGCAACAAACCACTATCGACGGGCTTGTTGGTCCTGATGCCAAGGATGTCCCACGAGAACAACCCCAAGCTGGCGCGCGAGGCGATCTCCTGCAACACGTTGAACAGGTCGGCGATGCCAGCACCAATACCCGGAAGGCCTACCAGTCCACCGACAATGCTGTTGACGATGTTCTCGATGGTTTCCCGCAGATTCTCCGGGCCGAGCATGCCCGCGATTGACTCCGGGGAGATGTTGCGTAAAGCGTCGAACAAATCCTCCAGCGTGTTCTCAACGGTCTGCACGCCGCCGCGGATCGCCGACACCACCGTGTCAATCGTCAACTGCACCCGTGCCAACAAGGTTTGCAGAATCTCCGGAAGACCCTCGACCCACGACTGCTGAATAACGCCGGTCTGCTTGACCTCGGCGTCATCCCACCAGAACGTGCCCGCAGTGGCGTCTTCGGTCACCACGAACCGGGTCTGCACACCAGTCACCCCAGCGGGCACCCGATACTCCCCCGACAGCTCCTTACCGGGCCACGCCAAGTTCGCGTCCTGGGGGGCGTACGCGTTCAAATCCACAGGGGGCTGTGCAACGCCGTCGATGTACGGCACCAGCTGCAACCGAATCGGCGCGCCCGTGCCCACATACCCCTCATGCGACACAAACACCCGGGCAGTGACCGTCTGGCCTTCGCCCACCGCGAAGAAATCGCCAACATTCTGCCCCGACCGCAGCGCCTTCAACGTGCCATCGGCAATGACCTTCGCCGCACCCGAACCATCACCGCTGCGCGAACTCGACGGGTCCACAACCCAATCCGCGTTATCCCCCACCGACCCCTCAGGAAACTTCGGGGCGGGAAGAATGTTCGGCGATTGGTTTGAGATACCGCCGATCGGCAGAATCGTCAACAAACTGGGCAGCAGGTTCCGCAGCGGAGCAATGATGATGTTCACCAACTGCACCGCAGCTTGAATCGGATTGAAACTCGGATCGTTGAAGTCGATTGATTGGAAGAAGTTGCGGATGTTACCGAAGAACTGCGTCAGCTCCTCAATCCCACCACCCACAAGGCCGGTGATCGCCTCGATAATGTCCCCGAGAATCGGGATGTTCAAAGCCCAATCACGCAACTGGTCGAACGACGCCTCACCAGGGATGAACACCCCAGCGACCGCGCGCACCACCCACGCCAAAAACTGCTCGATGAACTGCTCACCAATCTCAAGCAGCTGCTGAACAGTGAACGGACGCTGCCACTGCAACGCCGACTGTTCCGGGTGAATACCCGGCTCAGACGGCACCGCATGCGCCCACTCCGGCAACGGATCAAACGATGACGTCATGACAGCGGCCAAACCTCAACCGAAAACATCGACGTAGAAGCAGAAGTCGTGTACGTCACCGACCCCGCCTGACGTTCACACCGGAAATAGATCGTCGCCGGTGTACCGGCCGCCACACGGTCAAACCCATCCGATGAGCCCGCCGCAGGTCCCGAAACAAGCGTCAGCCGCTCCGATTGCGCCACACCGGGGCACCGGCCGATCACGTTGCCGCCAGTCTCACCGTTCAACCGGGCCACCAAATCAACCCGAACATCCGCACCCTCACCGGTGACCACCGTGTACCCCTGCACACGCGGCCGCCAATCAAACGGCTGCGCCGGGATCGACACCTGAGCCAAAGTCGAGTTCGCGTTACCCGATGCAGTGTTGTTGATCGACGCCGGAACATACCGGTCCCCCACACGCTGCGCCGCCAGCACAAACCCATCAGCAGTCGAATTCACCACCGGCACCTGACCCGCAACAGGAGACGGATCAACATCCGTCGGGTCCCACACCGCCTCACCATCCGCGCCCTTCGCGCCGGCGTGCAGCGCCAGGTTCAACCGGTACACACCCGGCGTGGATGTTCCAGGTGGCGTGATCTCAGTGAACGACGCCTCCGCCGGGGTTGGATCGTCCGGGTCCAGCTCCGTCAGATTCACCGTCGTATCGAACGTGGCCGGCACACCCGGATCACCCTTCTCGATCGCGGGCACACCAACACCGATACCGCCCTGCGGACGCAACTGGAGGATCGCCGAACCCGACGTAGGATCGACAGGAATCTCCACGATCCCCTCAAACAAATAGTGAGTCCCAGCAGGATTCAAAGGCCACGACATAAGGCACGCTCCATTCACATTGGGCGAGTTACAGAAAGAAAGGACGACCGCTGCTTATCCCTGAGGTGACAGCGTGAGGACCGACAACGTTTCAAAAATCCCCGTGATGAACCGCTGATGCTTCGCCAACGGGGCCTCCGACTTGCGTCCATCCCCCAACTGCGCGATCACCTTCCGCTCATCCTGGGAAACCCGCCACATGACGTTTTCGATGTAGTCAGTCACCATTCGGGTACGTGACATGAACACCAGCGACATCAGGCCGCCGCGAAAAACGTCACGACCCAACGCATACTGGGCACCGTTGCGGAACTGCACCGTCGCCGTCGTCTTGCCCTGCGAATCAAACAAGGCGTTGATGAATGCGAACACCGTTTCGATGTTGTACGGCGCTGATGCTGTCGGATAGAACCGCTCGATCGCCGGATGGTACGGACCAACTTCGTCACGGCGGTCGTAATGCTGAATCAACTGGAAAGCCAGGAAGCTGTTGTTCAGGAACCCCGACAGCAGATCGGACGGTATGCCGGTGAATCCAACAACGATCATCAGCGAGTCGATCAGCCATGCGAAGGTGGCATTCATCAAGTCGTTCAACCACTTTGGGCTTCGGCCACCAATAATGTGCTGCCAACCCTCAGGTGTGTGGTCAGTGATCGTGCACGCATCGATGCCGGTGTCCTCACCCGGCTCGGGGGCCACGAAATAGGCGTATGGCTGCTCGAAATCCACACCCACCGCGGGCGCATAGAACACGCCGTCCATGCCGGGAACCTGCTTGATGACAGGTTTGAAGATGTCCCCCAGCGACCCGCCAAGGTCAATCGTGGTGCGCAGCACCGAATCGAGCACGGTTTTCGTCGGACCAGTGATCTGCGACCGGTCCACTGTGGAAAACACGTAGGTAGGCTGGTCCAGGTTCGCCCACCTGTCAGGCTGCGGATCACCTGGAAGCCACAAATCCATGCGGGTATCCACACCGTACGACTGGGTAACGTCCTTGATGACGGCCTGAACGGTTTCCATCCGCACTGTGCGAGCCACCATCGGCGACGTGTCCAGCAGTGGATTGGTGCGTGACACATACACCGGGGTTCGCAGCATGCGGGTGAACGCCTGGACCGACAGCCCGTCCCGCGACAGGGCTTGCAGAACGGTGCCGAACCATGCCCGGATATCCGGGTTTAACGACAGCCCGTTGTTGATGAACTCCAGCCACCCGGACTGCAACCGCAGAGCGCATTCTGCGACCATGTTCTCCACGACGGTTTGCAGCGCCCACACGAAGATCGCGTGCGAGAACGGCTGTGCCTGAATCGGCAGCCACCACGACGGCCAAATCACGTAGTAATTGAGGATGTCGCGGATACCGCGCAGTTCAGCGGTGCCGGTCCATGCGCTGTCGCGGTACTCGTAGGTGTGGTTCTTCGTGTAGAACGCATACCGCAAACCGGCTGTCTCGACGATGACACCGACCATCGTCTTTTTGCAGTCCATGAACAAAGGGATGAGAGGGCTGTTCCCTTTGAGGACGATCCTGCCGGTTTCAACATCGTTGCGCGGGTCAGCACCCGACGCCTCGATCAGGTCGCCACCGACGGCGCCCATCGGCTGCCAAAACTTGTCGCACACCGTGAACCGGAACGACGTGTCTACCTTCGATTTGCGTTCCGTCAACGCCCGCGCGGTTCGTGCGATCCTGTTCGGGTCGCCGGACTGGAGGGCGGATTGCCATGCGGCTGTTTCGCGTTCAAACTTCGGCAACTGTCATCCCCCTCCTTTCCTGGTTCACAGGCGCCACAAATTCACCCCTCACCGAGGTATCGGCCAGTGGCTACATCGGGTAGCGGCGCAACGGAGTCCCCGAAAGAATCACCTTCGAGTCAGCGTTGCCACCAACAATTTCTGTCTTCACAAAGAACTGCTGCGCCGGTTCGCCAGGTGACTTCGCGGGGATCGCCGCGTTCTCACTGAACCGGCCCGACAGGTACTTATAGAAATTGCCCTGCGGGGGAACAATCCCAAACAGCGACCCAATCTGGTCGGTGAACGCGTTCCGCTCCGAGAAGAACGACAACAACGACTTCACCGCCTGCTGGAAAATGTTCAACTCCTGCGGCGACGGCGGCACCGACGTCAAATCCTGCACCAACGTCGTCTGTGAGCGCGGGTCGGTACGTAGGAACACAATCTGATTGGGCAGCAGCGGACCAAACTCCACATACTCATCCGCGCCGGGACCGTCATACAACCGGAACGTGCCCGGGCCAAACAAGGTCGCATCCCAATACATCGGCTGGTCACCAACATTGACCATCGACACAAACCCAGACTGCGTGACATTCGCATTGTCGCCAGCCGACACTTTCCGCACCGGAGCTGGTGTCGCCTGCGTGATCAACGCGCCACCGGCCTGCATACCAAACCCAATACCTCGATAATCCGGGCCAAGCTCGCTACCAGTGCCGGTTTCCTTGTGCGACAAGATCGGCAACCCATTGCGCAACACTTTGAACATGCGCGGATCGCCCTCATACCCGGCAACCAGGGTGAACTTCTCCCCAATCAGCGGGGCCACCAGAAGTGGCCGCTGAAACATCACCGTCTGCGAGAAGTTGTTGAACCTCGACAGTTTGATCCAGTTGCCCTGCACCCGCATGCGGACACCGTTACCGTCCCAGTCGCCGTTGCTGTCGCGGCCCATGCGCGCCCACAGATCATTCGCCCCACTATCAGGGACACTCCACTCCTGAAACCCACCAAGCACCATCGACACAACCTGGTTGTCGGTGTCAGTGTCAAAGTCCTTGTACGGGCCGCACACCACTTCGCGGGTTTCGGTGGTCAGAGGATCATCCGGATCGTCCCGCCACCTCGCCTGGTCACCATTGGCGTAGATGTATCCGCCGCCGTCACCTTCGTAGTACAGCGGCCAATCCGCGCCGAGGTCCTGACTGCTCGTGGTGTCGTAGTTGAACGTGTCGGTCATCGACTCGTAGTCGAACTGGAAACTCGCCGTGTAGTCGTAGGTCCGCCAGAACCCCGAATCGGCCCGCAAACGAAGACTTTCACGCTGCCGCTTCCCGATCTCCAGCGGTGCCTGCGGCGCGCCTTGGAACCACCTGACCGGTGCCCACCAATGACCCATGTCGTGGGTGAGGAAGTTCAGGGTGGATTCCTGTTTGGCGTCGATCGACGCGATCAGGTCGCGGTAGACGCGGCGCGTCCACTTCGGCGACCGGCCACGGCACTCCACCCCCACCTCAACCTCGATCGGGTCGTAGAGAGCATCAATGTTGGTGATGCCGTCTTCGGTAGCACCCTTCTGGTCGATGTGTTTCCACGGCGGGACCAGTCCCTTAAGGGACGTGAGATGCACCATCTCGGGTGCTGTGACCCGCTCGGGGACCGCTAGCCCGCCCATCATGTGGAAGGTGATCGACTTGTCGTAGGCGTCGAGCCACATCATGGGTTTCTCACCCTTGGCAAGGTGGTACCAGCCGTGCGGGGTTACATCCGTTGCGGGGTAATGCTTCTTAGCCATTTACCCTCCCGGCATGACGTACTGGTTTTGCAGGTGATAGGCGATGTCGCGGCCGGTGCCGTCTTCGGTGGCACGCTGGTTGTTGACCGTGATGTTCGTGTCTCCCTGGTTGACTTGGGTTTGGCCCTGGCCTGTGGCTTGCGGGTCGATGTCCTTGCGCTGCTGGGACGCCTGACCGGCAAGGTTCGGCAACGCCGGGGCCGCACCAGCCAAACCACCCGCAATGCGGGTGATCCAGTTGTTGTTCGCCAAATCCGATCCACCCGTGGGCAGAAACGTTTCCATCAACCCTTGGGCGCCGATCGCGGCGACCTGGCCGCCGTACTCGATGGCACGGTTGATCAGCTTCACCCCAGTCTGCGCGGCCTGACCCGCGCCCGGGGCCATCGCATCCAGCGCCATACCACCGGCCTGCACCGCCATGCCGAGCGCACCACCACCGTCCATGCCGACACCACCGGAGCCGGACCCGGAATACGGTGCGACGTTCGCCCCGATGTTGGTGGTGTTCGTCGGCCCACCGGTGAACAGGCCTTGCGGTGCGCCAGCAGCCATCGGGCCACCACCACCGCCTGTTGTGGGCAGCGGCGCAGGATTCGGCGCCCACGCACCCGACGACACCGGGGCCGGCGGGTTGTTCAACGCAGGGTTGGTGTTCTGCGGGCTGTACAACCCCGGCGCACCCGCCGCCGCCGCCGACCCGCCAGGGACCGACGTCACCGGCCGGTAATAGTGCGATGTGAACGACGGATCGTCGGCGCCCGTGCCGCCGATACCGCGGCGCTGGGCGGCCGCGTCGCTGCCCCAGTTGAATGGCGTTCCCCCGGGCAGGGTGGCTTGCATGTGGCTTGAGTTGAATCCGACCCGGAAATCACCCGGGCCGCCCATGCCCTTGACGAAGCCCCGCGCAGTCAGCCACTCGTCCGCATTGTGGGTCGACATGCTGGCGCCGGTCGTCGGGCGGCCATCCATCAAGTTGACCAGATCCTCAACAGCGCTAGAACAGTCAGCCAAACCCTGCGTCAGGTCGCCGCGTTGTTCTTGTGTGTATCGTCCGGCGGGAACGGACGCGAGCAGTGCCGCGTCACCGGGATAGGCACCGATCGGCGTCATCGACACACCGGTCGCACCGGCCGACGAGTAAGAACCACGACCCGCGTACTGATTGTTCTGATACTGCGGGCCGAACACTCCCTGCGCCCCAAGGACACCCATCAAACCGTGACCGCCCTGAGTGGGGTTATAGGCCGAAATGGCCTGCAACTGCCCCAACAACGGCGCGGCGGCAAGGTTCGCCACGAACTTCGTGATGTTCTCCGCAATCCCCGCCAAACCCTTCGAGATACCGAAATCCTGATCCAGCTGGGCGCCGATCTGCCCCAAATCCTTGGCATGCTGATCGGTTTGCTTCGTCAGCTTCTCGTACTGATTCGCCCGCGCATCCGACATGCGCATCTCGGCGGCCTGAAGGTCACGTTCCGCTTCGATCACATCGTTACGGGCCTTGAGCCGGTCCTCTTCGGTCGCCTCGGTGGACTGCTCCAACTGGGCTGCGCGGGCACGCTTCTCCGCCAGTTTGTGGCGGGCATCCAGATACGACGATTCAGCGGAGAACACGGCAGCGTCCTGCGGCATGCCAGGAATCCCCGGCGGCAACGTCGTGTCATACGGCAACACCGGTGCATCCGGCAACTTCGGGCCAGACGACGACGACCCGCCGGCACTACCCGCAGCGCCCGGAAACAGATCAGCCAACGGACCATCAGGACCCGCATCAGCAGCGGCAGCACCACCACCGCCACGGCGCCCGCGTCGGTCCTCCACGGAAACATCCAATGGAACCTGACCAGGCAGGTTGCCGAACGGAGAAGACGGACCATTCGAGTTCGGACCAACAAGCCCCGGTATCGGGATACCACCAACCGTAGGCGTACCAGGCCCAGGCCCGCCGCCAAGTTGCGGCAACGGCGACGGTTGCGGATCAACCCCTGTGCCGCCCTGAATGTTCCGGTCCCACCACTCACGGGCTCTGCGCCCCAACTGGTCCGGCGTGTTCGAATGATTCCAATTCTCCGCGCCAGGAATCGCGTTCTGAATGGCCTGCTCAATCTCAGGGCCGTTCTGCGCGACCAGGAACGCCAACCACGCCGGGACCGCCACCCGCGACAGCGCAGCAGAAATCCCCTTGGCGGACTTGTCGGCAGTCGCGGGAAGCCCCGCCAGGGTAGTGCTCACTGTTGAAAGGGATTGCGTCAACGCGGTAACACCGGCGATAGCCTTCCACGCCATAAACGCGGTCACTACATCACCAACGCTGATGCCTATCCGGTCCAGCATTTCGACCACGCTTGACAGCGCATCCCACAGATCCTGCGCAGTCTCGACCGCACCCTCGAACGCATCCTTGATGTCGTCCTTGTGGGCAACGATCCACGCGTTCAAGTCATTCAGCTTGTCGGTCACATTGTTGATCGACTTCGCCAACGCCCCAGGACCCTCAGTAGTGTCCAACGGGTCACCAAACAAAGCCGAAATGAAGTTCGCCCCAACACGACCCACAGCAGCGTTCATGTTCGACAAGGCACCGTCAACGGTGTCGGCCAGCTTCTTCGACATGCCACCGAACTGGCCCTCAATCGCCTGCACAAGCATGCCGAACGAAATCGTGCCGTCCTGCGACATCTTCTGAATCTCAGCGCTCGTCAGGCCGAACTCTTTCTGCAACGCCGCCTGAACATTGATGCCACGCTCATTGAGCTGCAACATTTCTTCGGCCTGCAACTTGCCCTTGTTGAACACCTGGTTGAAAATCACGGCCAGGTCGCCGAACTTCTGCCCTGACGCCCCCGCAGCGTCCGCGATCGCCGTCAACGCCGCCTGCAACGGGCGGCCCTGCTTCACCCCACCAGCAAGGAACTGCGTGGCAGCTTTCGCCGCCTCATCCAACGCAATCGGAGTACCAACAACCACCTCGTTGATATCCGACATGATCGTCTTAACCTGCTCGGCGCTGTTCCCCATCGCGGCAAGACGGTGCGACGTCGCATCAAGAGACTTGTACCTGTCGAAACCCTTGAACAGGGCAACACCGGCTGCTCCGATGATGCCTGTCGCGGCCGCGGTGAACGCGGTGCCCAACGCGCGGCCAGCCAACGCGCCAGCCTTCGACGCAGCACCCTCATACCCCGACAGTGCAGACGAAAACCGGCCCGCCACAGGCAACGACGACGCCAAAGACGAACCAAACGACGACCCAAACCCCCGGCCCGCCGACACACCATGCGACGAAAAACCATCCACAATGCGAGAACCCGCAGCCTTCGTCGCACGATCAACCTCACGCGACAACTGCTCACCAGCGTTACGGCCCGCAGCAGCAGCTTCCTTGGTGACGTTCTCGCCGATCGCGCGGCCAGCAGCCGAACCGCCACGCGCCCCAGCCGCCTCCATCTCACGCTCAATGTTCTTCGCCGCCACCGCAGCAGCACGCTCATCAAGACGAGAAATAATGTCCACATAGATCGGCATCAGACACTCACCTCCCGTCACCAGCCGAACAGATCGGCCTCAACCTCACGCTGCAACTCGTGCGCCTCAACCGACGCTCTCGCTTTCTCCAACCGATCAACCGGGTCCTCAAAAGCGAACGGCTCATACGCCGCTTTACGGCTTCTCGATGCATGGAATGACGCCCTGAACCGGGCAATCTCGTTGTATGTTTCCGCCGCGATCAACTCCGACTCAGACCAGCGGCCACCGCGAACAGCACGCGCCACCGCGCCATTGACCGGCGCGAAATCCACATACAACTCCCGAACGCGTTCTTCAGCGTTGTCCACGAACCGAACCCCGAACAGGTCCAGCAACTCCAAACTGGACAACCTGCCCTGATGCCAATCGGCGACGCTTAGCCCGAAAAACCGCCGCAGATCACTCGCTATCTGTCTCGGGTACAGTCTCCAGAACCACTGAGCTTCCATCACTTTTCGAGTCGGACTCAGCTCGTTCCGCGATCGTGAAGCCCTGCTCGGTCCACGCCCGCCACACATCCCGGGCACCTGCAGGACGACCGTTGATCTGCTTCGACCGCAACACCTCGTAGGAGTCCATGCCCAACACGACCTGAACGATCCGCACCTCACGCGGCGGCGACACACGCTTACCGTCCTTGAAATACGGCGGCCCCTTGACCGCGCCGGGACGGGTCTCCGCCGGCAGGACCATCTCGTTGCCGTCGCGGTCCTTCACGGTCTGCTCCGGGATATACAGGTCAGGCTCCCGGTCATAGGTTTCGATCTCTTCGAGGTACGCCTCGTACGCTTCCAGCGCATCGTCGTCGAGCATCCGAAGGTTCGGGTGCGGGGGGATCGTCATGGTGGTGCCGTCATCGAAGCGCAGAACACGATCGGCGAACGGCGAATCGAACTCGGTGGCCTGTTCACGCGCGGCGGCACCATTGTTCTCGGGTTTCTTAACAGACATCAGGGGCTTCCTTCAAAAAGGGGTTGATACAGGGGCTTTGAGGTTGGGGGGTGGGCTTGGCTTTGTGTGGTGCCTGCCGGGTGGGTGCCAGCCCCAAACCAACCCACCCGGCAGGACGATTCACCGGCTAGCTGCCGTCCGAGTACTGCTCAGCCCAGCCCGGGCCACCCATCCACACATAGAAGTAGCCGGGAACCAGAGCGATCGTCCCCGCCGGGTCGGGCCGCATGAAGTACTCATTCGGCAACACCTTGTACGTCAGGTCCGCCGTGTCCGGGTCGGTCTTGGAACGCTGCTTCGACGCCTGGTCGTCCAGCTTCACCGCCGGGTAACCCTCAGCGCGGTAAATGAACCCGCCGGAAGTGCGGCGCGCGTACAGCAGCAGCAGCTGGTACTCCGCCGAGTCAGCGTCCAGCAGCGGACCCTCACCATAGTCAGGGGTACCAGGAAGAGCCACCAGCGGATTACCGGCGTTGTCGCACAACGGAAGTTCCGACTCCAGCCGGTGAATCAGCGGATCAGCAGTACCGAGCGCCACGAACCGCACCGAGTACGACTTTTCCGTCACCTCAGAATCGACCGGGAACTTCGACTGCAACACCATCAGATCGTCAGAGGTGACATCCGGTTCACGCTCCGCGCCGCCATCTTCGGGGTTGCAGCCGATGTGCCACCAACCCTCATTCGGGTCAGTGTTGTACTCGTACTTGCCGTTCACCTTCCGGCGAATGAACAGGTCATCGCGAAGCTTTCCGTCCTGCGCGAACGGCGACCACTTCACCGTCACGCAATCATCCTCGAACGGCGACATGTCCGTCGCGGCACCGCGATTGTCGCGGATGAACACCGCCTGCAGGCCGCCACGCTCGATGAACGGCTTGTGAATGTCAGTGAATCCGCCGGCGCTCCAGTCGGTGCCGGTCAATGGCTGCGTCATAGGGACGCTCCTCTCATTTTGGATAAGGGACCGGATTGCGAAAATTTCCGGCGAACAAAAAGGGACCCGGCACTATCCGCCAGGCCCCTTGTCAGGGCTGAAACTTCAATTAGATGTACTGAACACCGATCTCGTAGCGGCCCACATGCCGCACCAAGTGGCCGTCGTCGTCATACTCGACGAGGACCGGTTTCATCAGCACACGCGCATAATCGATACGCGCAACAACACCACCGCCGACCGGTATCTCCGTCAGCGGGTTAACGACAAGCTCCAGCATTCGTTGGTGCGTCAACTCGGCCTCATTCTCAGCGGCCTCATCAGACGCGGCGAACGTATGCACCGACACAACAGCCACATCGCTGCCTTCCTCGGGAACATCACGCCCATCGACACGACGCACCACACGATGCGGCAACGGATCACCCGACAAACGGCGAGTAGAAACCTTCCCCAAAGGGGACAGCCACGCCACCAACACACGGTGGATACTCGGCGCTGAATCAGTCACCATACGCGGTGCCGCCGAACTGTTTAGCTGTCTTCTGCGCCGGCGCGTACTCGTCGTTGTGCGCCGACCCGAACTCCACGAGATGCGCTTGCGGATCAGTCGCGCCGACCTTCCCGCGGCCCTTGTTCGTGGACCGTTCCGTCACCTGAACAGAATCACGGTAAGCGCCGGTGCCCACGGGAGAATTGTTCTTCCACGCGGCAACAACCTCGTCCATGAACTCGTTGACGCCCTGATTCACCTCAGGCAGTTTGTCGAAATCGTCCAGCCGCACACCGAACTTCGCCAAAGGGTTCTTCCTCGTTGGACCGTTAGCCACGATTCATCACACCTTCCGAAGTTCTGCCACCAAACCCGGCGCCCAACCGTGAAAACCCATGTTCCAGTCACGAACCGCAACCACATCGAACACATCTGACCCGTACCCCACACGGTCTTTCACCTTCACCGGTGAACCGGGCGGCAAGTACAGGTCAACATCGATCGTTTCGGTTTCCACAATCGAATACGTCCCCACCACCTGCACATGCGGGGCAAGTTGGATCACCGGAACAGACACCCCGGCACCGAACTGGGGAACCGTGTTCCCCAATCCATCCGTCGAGTCACCGACGTGCGGGTAATGCGTCACCGTGTACGCGGTTGGAAACGTCATAGCCGGTGAATCGTGATCGTAGGTGCAGGGTTGGCGAACCGTTTCGCATCTTCTAACTCGTCCCGGGTGAACACTGCCGTCCCGGACACCCACTCTGCGTTCCGCTGGGTGAACGGCCCTGCCGTCAGCGATACCGCCTGCGATGAAACCGAACCCGGCGTCACCGTAAGGTGGCGTGCGGCGACCGCAGCCACAAACTCTGTTACAGAGTCGGGCACACCTCCGCCAACATATTCGACGATCACCACTGTGCCGGTAACGAGCGAACACCCATTTCGGGTGACATCCACATAGTTACCGTCTTGGTTGAAGTCGACTTCTTCTCCACCGGTAAGCGTGACTGCTTCGACTTCATCCACCACGCCAGGCAGCCACACGCGCCCATTGACGACCTGCGCCCGCACCTGAGTGGCCCCGGTGGTGAACACCCGCCCGGTGACGCGCTGGAAGGTGTCACTGACACGGCCCAGCACGCCATCCACACGGGAAGACTGCTCCGGTGTGAGCGCTGCGGCGCTCGGCAATCCGAGCGCCGCAGCAACGTCATCGGCGGTAGCAAGCAACATCGCTGTGGCTAGCTGCCCGTCTTATTGAAGACGACCACACCAGTCGGGCGAACAACCTTGCCGCCGTACACGTGCAGAGCGCGGATACGGTCGGAGAAGCTGTCCTGGTCGCGCAGCGCTTCAACGGTGTCGATCTGCGACACATACGCAGCAGCCGACGGATGGAACGCGACGAACTGCTCATCGTCAGTGTCCCGCAGGTTGTTCGACTCCACGATCCGAGCACCCAGCAGGTTCCCGATGGTGCCCGCGCGCAGACCAGCAGCGTCGCCGGAGGTGTCCGCGCTGGTCAGCTTCGACCCGGATGAACGCAGCCAGAACGCCATCTCCGCGTTCACGACAACGACACGCCCCACGTTCGGGACGTTCGCCTTCGTCAGCTCCTTGAGCGCCTTGGCGATCAGGTCGAACGCATCATCAGCATCCGAGGGAGCAGAACCGGTAAGCGCGGTCCCGTTGTCCACCAGCATGTCAGCGATGAACTTGTCGGTGTCGGTGGCCAGGGCCGTGGCACCAGCACGGGTGTAGGCCTCCAGCGACCCGGCGACCTGAACACGGTCGATGTCATCGACGAGGAAGTCGATCGACTTTTCCTGATCGATGAGCAGATCGACACCGGTGTCGGAAATCGCGTCCGCCGAGGTCTGCCGGCCAGCGGCCTTGTAGTCCTTGACGGTAGGTGCCACCACGCCCGCGATGTGGACCACATTGCCCTTGCTTGCGGTGCCTTCGTACTCGCGGTTGACGAGGTTGGCGAAAACGGTCTGGGCGGTCCACTCCTCCAGGAGCATGTCCGACCAGAGTTCGGGAATGAAGTTGTTGAAAGCCATTTTTGGCTCCCTTCTGTGTTAGTGGAGTTCTCCACGTAGATAGCTGTCGAGGCGGCCCTCTTCGCGCGCTTTCTTCCGCTCGGCAGGCGGCAGCGCCGCGTACTCGGCGGGGGTGAGAGGCTTCGGGCCTTCAACCTTCTTGTCTGATGTGACTTCCGACGTCGGCACGGCCGACGACGCCAACTTTGCCTTCAGCGCTTCTTCGATCCGCTTGTTGACGAACTCATTCCACCGGTCGGCGGATTCGCGCATCTCTTCCTCGGTATCGCCATGAATGAACTCCGGGTCGACTTTCGTTTCGCGCGCCACATTGCTGCGGATGCGTTCACGCTCAGCCGTCTCGAACTTTCGTTCCAGTTCTTCGATCCGGGACAGCGGGTCGTCGCCGATCTTTTCCTGCGACTCCCGCCATTTCTTGGCGTCCGCGAAGTTCTCCTTGGCTTGCGCCTCGTTCTTGCGGGCCATTTTCTTCCAGAACTCGACCGTCTCGGTTGGTTTCGGAGCTTGCGTTGGCTCCTCAACCGTGGCGGTTGTGTCCTGGTCGACTGCCGGTTCCACTGGCTCCGTTACGGCGCTGTGTTCCGACGTTTCTGCTGTCACATCATCAGACATGAGGGTTTGTTTCCTTTGCGGATGGGTTTTCTATGTGCCATGCCCCGTTACGGGACATGTGTGCGTTATCCAGACCGCCGGGGGTCAGCGCTGGATGCTTCTGGGGCCTGAGAACTTCTGGTCACGCCACGCGAGGACCGGCCCAACCTCGCCGTGCTCCCGGGTGACGATCAACTTCCGGTAGTCAACGGCGCGGCCGCCGCGGTCTGCGATATCCGCGAACGCCTTCACCTGGTCATGCGTTTCGTTGAGAAGTTCCGTGCTGATCGTGTCGAAGTCCATCCCCGGCGGGATCACGTCAATATCGCAATCGCAGCCCGGATGAATGGGCATCAGCGAGTTTTTGCGGTACCGCATGGTTGATGCGATGACACACATCGCGCAGTTCTCATTGCCAGTCAAGACGCGGCGGTAGAACTGGACACCGCTGCGGGCGAACGACGCCCTAGCCTGGTGCGTCTTCGCTAATTGCAGGTCGGTGCCCGCCAGGTTCTCGATACGGCGCTGACCGGCACGGAGTGCCGCCGCGACGCTCTTACCTTCCGACAGTGCCGTACGTGCTGTGATCACAGGTCGCGCGTACACCGTCTCCGACGGCACACCGCGAATCTCGGAGACCTCGACGGCCTGCACCGGTGACTGCTGGGTGACTTCTGCGATGTACACCGAAGTCATGGCAGCCATCGACTCTTGAGCCGCTTGGACAACCGGTGCCACCGAAGATGTCAACTCTTGCAGTCCACTGTCAGACAGCGTTACCGATGTCCACGCTGCGGACACATATTCGAGCAGTCTGCGCCTCAGTTCAGCGGTCGCAGCCGCATACTCAGCGTGATCCATCTTCCTGGGGACGCTGCACCGGATTGCCGGCGAACAAAGTTATCTGCTCACGCGCCCTATCGAGATCGTCCTGCTTGATCTGATCGGCGTTGTAGTTCAGGATGTTCCGCCGGATAGACGCCCACGACTCGCCGGCCGCCTTAGCCAGAGATGCTGCGGAATACTTCTCCCCCAGCGTCACACGGTCAGGCGACTCAAACGACACATCAACGGTGTCCTCAACCGATTCGCCCTCAATCTGCATCGCCTTAACCAAGATGGCCTCCAGGCCGATCTTGGCTATCGACAACCGATCCTCACACTTGAACAGGAAGCCCTTCTCAATGTTGTGCGCACCCTCAGCTGACTGGTTCGCGCTGTCCGGCATCAGCATCGGCAACGGAGTCTTGGTCGCCGACGACAGCTGTCGAATATGCTCCTTGATCGCCGACAACATCGGAGTGAAGTCGTTCGCCTGGGACTCCCAGATATCAACCCCAGGTGGCAACTCCCACAACGCTCCCGGCGCGGCCTCAAAGATCGAGGCGTAGTCGATCGCGTTGCCGTTCTCATCGACCTTCGGCAACCCATGCTCCGTCGACTTCAACGCCCGCTGCCGGAAAGCCTGAATCGCCATCGTGGACAACAACTGAAGCTCAGCCCGGTTGATCCGGTTGATGATGTCAATGTGAGGCTCCACCTCGCCCATGCCATCAGGGTTCTGGTACACCACCACCGGCGGCGGCGAACCGGTCACTACAGCATCACCAACCGGAACCCACGAGTCTGAGATTCGCGTCACCAGCCTGCGCCGGGACGATGACTGCACAAAGCACGGACGGGCGAACTTCTGCCACCCGTCACCCGACCACACAATCGCAAAATCCGACTCGGCATCGAGGTCCCGCCACCACCGCATAGCGGACCTGATCCGCCACGGCTGCAGCGGGTCAACGCTGACAACCATCGTTTCAGGAGAGTCAGCTGTGATCGTCGCCGTACCGTCATCACGACGCCAGCACGTCAAATACGACTCCCCGAAGTCCAGCCCATACTTGACCCACTGCTTACACACGGAATCCATGCGGTTATCCCGCCAAATGCGCCGTGCACGTAACGCCAAATCACTATCGGCGGAACCACCAACCGTGATGCCATTCGGGATGATCCGGTCAGCAACAGAGTCACGCACCATCAGACCCCAGTTGGTGCGCGCCTCACGCTGAAACGAACGCCACGCCGCAGACGTGTTCCTCGTCAACTCGGGCAGCGGAGCATCCCCATTGGAGTAACGCGCCAACAAACGCACCCGAGACATTCCGTCGTCGATACGCTTCGTCAATACCGGGAGCCATTCCGCTGGCGTTGAAGCAGTCAACAGCTGACCCCCTCTCTGTCTCTATGTCGACTAGTAGATCCGTCTAGGCGCAAACACTTTCGGGCGCGGACGCGCACCATCACGACGCGCATCAACACACGCCTCCCACGACAACATCCCCGCCATCGCAGCATCAAACTTGTCGGCCAAACGGCCATCCTGCTTCTGCATCACCCACAGCGGCTGGCCTGTATCGTCCACCAGCTTCAGCTCACGCCGACCCGCATGACCCATATGCTCAACAAACTTCGGCCGCCACACATTGGCAGCCAGCGCCGCGTCACCAGTCGCCAATGCATCGGCATAACCCTGCGTCGCAGCAGCCACACGCCTCAAACTGCCGCCGCCGCCAACCGCCCACTCCACAACCCGATCCGGGAAACGACCCGCCCACGCGGCGATCGTCGAATCCCAGCCCCACGGGTCGCAGTACATGCGCCACACCTCAAACCGCGACATCATGTCCACAACGAGCGCTGTCACCTCATGCTCAGGGACTTCCCACTCTTCGACGTTCTCGGGCCGCTCCCAACAGCCCAACAACATCTGGCGTCCCGTCGCAATCTCAGTGACCACGACAGCCGTCGCATCTCTCCACCGCGACCCGTCAAACCCTGCAGTGACGAACGCTCCATCCGGCACCGTCTCATCGCACTGCACCAGGCGCGTCATATCGAACGCCTGAGAGCCAGACTTACGCCACCGATTCAGATAGACCCGCTCCCAGTAAGCGCGGTCAATACCCGTGCGGTCGTAGTCCTTCGCGATCCGCTCAAACTGCCCCGGCCCCCACTCCCCAATAGGGCCAGTGGCATCCGCGACAGCGGCGACACGCTTCTCCACGGTGGACAGATCATCATGCTCATCGCCAGCCCAGCGCCGAAAGAAGAACAGCGACGGGTCCTGCCGCTCACCCCTGGCGATCGACTCCGCCTCGGCAAGCACGTCCTCTTCGATGCTGCCCTGCCCCGGCTGCCCAGCAGTCGACGTGTACAACGTCCACGGGTCCTCCATCGGCCGCTTCGGCATGTTCTGCAACATCGTCTCGTGCGCGTCACGATGCCTCGGCATAAACAACCGGTGCGGCTCATCGAAATGCTGAAACGTCGTCCGCGCGCCATCGCGAGACCCCGGAGCATTCGACACAGCAACAGCGAACCCATCCTCGCCACCCGAAGGCGACAACCGGACGATCCGCTCCTTGCTGATATCAAACAGATCAACATCGGGGCCGTTCTCCAAGATGTACTTCAGCACACCGAACGCCAGCTCCGACACCTGCTCCTCGGTGACCGCCATCATCGGAATCACCGGCGACCGCACCGGCCGACCCACAGGATTCCCCGCGGCGTCAAAACCGTCACACCGAACCGGCGCCTCTGGATGCAACTCCACACCGCAAATCCACGCCGCGAACTCGGTCTTGGCTACACCCTTCCTGAGTTCGACACCGGCCCGCTCGAACCGCCGACGGCCAGCCAAACGGTGCCCACGCGGATACAACTCATACAGCCGATACACCAGCGCGCGCTTCTCGTCATCGAGACGTGCAGGCTGACCCGACAGCGAGCCCGGGCCGAACACCATCCGATCCTCAATGAAGTCGCACACCTGCGGACCCAGCGTCGGGAACGCCAAATCCACGGCCGGCACCTGAAGTACAGCCATCTAAGCTGCCTCGGTCGAACCGCTACGTCACAAGCTTCAGGCGCGGATCGTCACCGGGATCAGGATGACTCACGGGCGCGGCCTCCGACTTCCGCCGCTTCGACCCCTTCGCCTTGGAATCCTCAGTGGCCTCAATCTGCCACTCCAGACGGCGGCGAGCCAACGGATTCGTCCCATAATCGGTATCGGCTTTCTCTAGCCGAACCTGAGCCTCCGCCCGCGCCTTCGCGGTATCGGCAGTCCAAAAATCGTTATAGAGCATCGCCACACGGAACAACCCGTTGATATCCGAATCGGTGTACTCCGGGGCCATCGGCGACGCCCAAATGTCATTCCACCAACGCACCGTCAACGGATGCCACGCAACACCATCCGGCAACTCAGGAGCGACCACATCATGATCCGCAGACAACGTAGCCCGAGTCGAAGACTTATTGCGACGAGCACGCACAGAAGGATCTTTAGGTACAGGTGGCATGACTTCCTCCCATTTCGGGAATCAACAAGTGCTGGCGAAAACCGCAGTTCAAACCCCATTTCGGGGAAACCGCGAAACCCCCGGGTTCCGTACAGACCAAAATCTGCA